CTGGCAGCCTAAGGCCGCATAGCCATATACTCAAATTTTAACGAACTATTGATTTAAATATTTAAAGTTTAAAATTCATGTTCATCACATACTTGGTCGCAAGATGATTCATGCTCGTTATTGCTGCACCATCCTACGCCGTAAACGTCTTCGTTGCCAAACCAATGACAGTTGCCACAACATCTTTCTTCTTTTTCCATATTACTGATGTTTTTCACTTCCAAATACTTCAATTTTGCGAATCGGTATGATTCATACACCTCATCTACATTCACATCTGTATTAAAAGCGAGAATACATCCTTTGTCATCATAAAACCCAAGGATGATATACTTTTCTTCTACATACCCTGCCACGTATGCACCAATATCATTACCTTTATAAAGAACAGGTTCTCCACGATACGCATTGAAAAATTCCTCGTTTGTCATACGCTACTTGAATTTAATGATAAAAAACTCGGTATCAAGCCACTTGTCGGGGCATAAGCCTTTCTTAGGCTTGCCGATGGTGATACTCTCAATCTCCTTTTCTACCTTTGGACTATCGTCATAGTAGCCGTTCTTGAAGAGAACGTGAGTGAATGGTACGAACTTTATTGTACCATTATTCAGTTTCTTCTTGATGGTGTCTGTATCTATAAGTATTTCCTCATTCTTTCCTACGTGGAGTTTTTTGAACTTATCGAAATCTTTGCATTCCTCATCCTTGATAAGGAGAAGACGGCTCATCCAAAAACCTTTAATCACCCGATACTCCTCAGTTTTTTCGCCCGATAAAATACGAGAAAACCATTCTTTGTTTACTGTAAGTTTTAATACCTTCTTCATTTTATTTATTTTTAAATTTCCAACAATATCCTCCAGATGTTTTTCTTAAACCATTGCAGCATTCTCTGATATGCGAACTTGCTATTCCAGTAATTCTATACGCTTCTTCAGCATTTTCATATTCCTTCACGAATTCGCCATTTTTATTGTATTGCAATATAGGTTTAGAAAATCTATTATCTTTGCCCCTCTTGCCGTACAAATGACTTTTTTCTCCCAATTGTGCATTGCGTTTCTTTAGTTTAGTTTCCAAACTATCCTTTTTCCCAGTTAGCGAGCTAACAATACGCAGTTTATGTAACGGCATATTGCAATTTTCTTTCGGAGTTACCCACTCTAAGTTTTCTATAGAATCATTAGTCCGAGTCTCGTCTTTATGCCCAACTTGTGTTTTGTTCTCAGGATTAGGAATAAACGCTTCTGCGACCAATCTATGTACACGCTTACATTTTGCTTTTCCATTCTTACAAAGTGATACGCACCAATAACCTGCATCGTTTTGTCTCTTGTACAATAAACGTTCTTTAAACTTACCTCTAGGTGTAATCCTTTTTACCCTACTAAGATTACTAATAAAATATAAACCTTCGTAACCTTTTATTGGCTTCCAAATTTCACCTTGGATAATATTTACCTCTGTTCCTTTTATCATAATGCAGCAATCATTTCAAACCATCGCTTGCTGACGGTGAGGGTCAATATTTTCTTCTTCATCCTTACACCTCCTCCCAGTCTGTTGCGAGAATATCCTCAGAGGACATTCTTTCTACCTTGAAGATATGATGACCGTAATGGTAGAATATCCCTTCCTCGTCAATACCAAACGGATAAAGTCCATTTTCTCTTTTGACGATATTCCCTTTTCTCATACGCTTTAAAGCCTCCGAGAAGTCAAATATTTCCTTATTCATTTCTTCTATCTTTTTAAGTCTCATACGCTAATTCTTTTTATCTCCAAATAATACGTGTCTTCGATAAGGGAAGAAATAGCAACATTCCCCTGGACACCACCAACTAGGAGCATCCTTCATACATCTACGACATATTGCTATATTCTTCTCAGCTTTTTTGTTGTCACGTTCAAACTTTCTTCGTTCTCTTCTTGAAAGAGGAGGATAAGGATAAGTCTCTTACTTAAAAACCTTTGTGGCTAAAGCATTCAGTCTTTGAACTACTTTTTCTAATATCTTTTTTATCATACGCTACTTCTCCTTATCGAATTTCGATTTGATAACCTTAAAATCTTTAGCTGTAGTTTTACAAAATGGAAAAGTTACATCTCCGCATCCTCTTTTATGAAGGGAAAATCTGCATGAATTAGTATCCCACATAACTATTAATTGAATGCCCGTTCTTAACTCAATGACATCATTTTCCCAAATTTCATTACCCTTGCAGTCTTTCAGTCCTGTGAACTGACAGATGGTAGAGGGGGCAATGTCTGGACTTTCCTTTTCTCCAATCATTATACCATAAGGCTTTCCATTTATGCAGATAGGAGTACCTTCTATCCATCCTTTACCATCAAGACGTTTTGCCTTGAACTTTATTTGTCTCATAACTATTTAATTCTAAATCCAACAAAGCTATGAAGCCATGCTAATACAATAGCATGCCCTCCTTCTTTTCTTTCTATCTTGCATATTGTAGGTAGAAAGAAAAGGGTTCGCATTTTCTCTTTGCAACATATAAATTCCATATCAATCTTCTTTAAGTTCTACTGGCTCATCGCTCCAAGATAATTCTCTTCCGATGAGTTTCTTGATAGAGCCTTGTGGAAGAGGAATTATCTGGGTTTTATCATTGCCCCATAACCTACGGAATAATTTCTTCGGTCTATCTGAAAGAATAACTTCCACACCATGATAATTAACTGCTAACCATGCCATAACTACACCTCCATTTTTAAATTCTTTCTAGCCCAAGCTTCTGCCTTTGGCTTAGTCTTGAACTTTTTATCTACTTCAAGCCAAACTCCAAAAGGAGCGGTCTTATATTCGATGAGAAAAAGACCTTTCTCAATCTTTACGATTCTGTATTCATATACTTTCATACGCTTATATTTTTAAATTGCTATCTAATTGCAAGCCAAAAAGAATATGTTGGAGTTCATCTACACCTTTTATCATAACAGCATCGTCTTTTCCGTCATTGAAAGATACAGCGTAAATTCCCAAAAAATTATTATATCGCAAAGTGAAAGGGTATTCTTGGTGTTTATACCACCTATGCCCAAAACATTCTCCTTCAGAGCGATAGCATGCCCATCCATTCTTTTTAAGAAACTCTTCCCAAATATGAACGTGCATAATATCATTTTGACAAATTTTGCCCAAACTCTTACCGCAAATAGCTTTAAGGTCATAAGAATAATCTATACTGAACGGATAGACGCTACAGACAATACAAGTAAATCCGTGACTATAAACTATATCGCCCACCATATAACGAGGTGGTTTTCTAAATTCTTTCTGTTCCATACGCTTTACTTTTTATCAATGTTAAACCAAAACTCGCCATTCTCATTCTTTTCAAGAAGGCTCATTATCTTTGAGAATAACTTGACGTTAAATGGGCAGTATGTTGTTACTTCATACTCACCTTTTGCAACCTTTCTCATTCTATAAGACTGGCTTTTGAACTCCTTCTTTTGCTTTCTGTTCTTCGGCTTCACTCTTATTGTTGACTTGACGTACATTACTTCGTCTTTATTAGATAAGCCTACGACAAGGATAGTTTTTCCACACGTAGCCGTTACCTCTTTAGTTAATCCACTCATACGCTTTACTCCTTAACTTCTTTAAACATTATACTCTTGCCATCTGAACGGTCTTCAGGCTGACACTGAAATCCATCTGCCCAATCATTTCTAGTCGGGTTATAACACGTACCATCAATACTAAAGAAACAACCATCACATTCTTCATGTTCAACCACTTCAAGAGTAATGGTTACTCTTTCTCCAACTTTAAGCTCTTTCATAAATTATTTATTTATAACACAACCAACATAAGAACAAATAGATATTATATAAGTTTTTATAATGTGGATGCTCATTGCAATAACAACCTAACTCAGCTATTTCTTCTCTAATATTGCTCATGTTCCTCCTTTGGAAATAAATCATCAACATACAACCAACGCCTTAATCTTTTTTCACAAGAGAACCCTCTAACCCATTGAATATCGTCAGGTATTTTTATAGACCGATAATATATGCCACCGTCAGAAGTATATTCAACTATAACCCTTTTGCCGGGAGGAATACGCTCATTAAAGATATCATGCCATAAATTCTTCAAAAACTCACTGATAGCCCACTTAGCACCTTCTTTAAATCCTTCAACGGATTCACTGCTAACAAAATCTAATTTGCTGTTTTTGTATAAATCAAATGCAGCTTCTTCTATTTTCTTATCGTCTATCATAATCACTTTACTCTTTTGAATTGAACATTCTTTCTGTCTTTGCGCTCTAGTCTATCGCACTTAATTCGTTTACAAATGTTGTCATACATATTGCAAGTTAGTTCATCAAAGAAGCAACCATCACAATTCTCCGCTTCAACCACCTTTAATGTGACTTCTGCGCCTACAGGTAAATCTTCCATAGTTACACCTCCTCGTTGTTTTTATTTTTTCTTACGTTTTAAGTTAGCTATTCTAGTCTCTCTAATATACTCCTCAGATTTCTTCAACCCGAGTTTCTTAGCTTGCTTTTTAACCTCGTAAACGCTTCTGCCGAGGATCCTGGCAATCTGTTTATTCGAGGTGTTCGAATAAGCGACAGTCAAGGCTCTCGTCTGAGTCTCGTTCCAAGGAGTACCGGTATTATCCTGCTCATTCTCCAGGAACTCACCATCAGCATTAAGGTTGAATCCGTTTAGGATACAGGCATTCGCAAGGGCTTTCTCTGCACGTTTCCAGTCGAGGACCTTCTGGCCGATAATCTCGAAGCCGAGGTTGAACTTGTCCGGGCATTCAGAGAACACCTCATCATCGACCTTGACCGGGTAGAGGATCTCCATCGCATTACGCATACGTGCATATACTCCCCTGATAGGATTCGTGAAGCGTTCTGCGATATTGACTGCGTGGATACCGTTATACTTATCCATCATCTCAGCAAAACGTTCTACAGAGCTTACAAGCATACTACTCATCAGTTCCGACATCAGGAGCATCGTGTACATCTTATGCTCATTGATGTGATGCTTGAGGAACTGGTTATCGATGGCATAGAAGCATTTCTGGACATCAAGCTTCAAGTCATCCTCGATGTTATCAGTCATATCCATCCAGAGTTGGGACATACCGCATTCCTTCATATAGTGCATGAAGGCATCGATGAGTTCGTCAGAGCACTCCTTTGCTTCCGTGATTCTCTTCTTAGCCTCGAAGCGGAAGACTTTCTTGTTCTCCTTGATGAGGTTGTACGTATCGGTGATTTGCGTCTGAACGATTGAGGCAAAACCACCGACCATAGAATAGAAGAGCATATAGAAGCGGTTCACCTGCTCTTCGGTTGGCACTTTGACCGGAATTCTAGCCAACACCGGTCTAGAAAAGTTTGGATTCCATCCTGTATGCATGCTACACCTCCCTCTCTACTGCCAATGCGCAGCTGATGCAGAAGACCATCAGGAGCGAAAGGAAAATGTGTTCAACCATAAAGCAAAGGAAACCATAACCTGCGATGAGTGCTGCTATTACAAGCAGAATCATTATTATTGTATGTTTGTACTTTTTCATATACTACTATTTTAGAAAAATATCAAATGGGCTATCAGCTTCATTATCAATGCGAATACCCTCAGTCAAGAAATTACTTTCGAGAACATCATCAATAGAAAATTCCCAATAGCAAACGTCAGCAAGACCGTATGACGGGTGAAATGTCTTAAAATCAGCCGATACATTGTTGGCTGTGCTATAACTGTACACAGATTCATTATAACGTCTAGCAACACTTTTGTCGTGTTTAGATAAACCGTCCAAAGGAATCTCCTTAACGTAATATTTTAGGGTCAATGTAATTCTGTCAGCGATTACATCAATATAAAAGTCGCTGTCGCACTCGCCAAACTCTTTATGTGTAACACGCACGTTTCCATACATATCTCTTATCGCATTCATCTTTTTTGCCGCTAATCTTTGCATCAGGCTTTCCATAATACCTCTTTGTTTTCTAGCCTCAACAAACGATTTGAGAAGTTCTTGTTGCAGCAGTCCGCATTCGGTAGTTACTTGTGCAGACAAATTATTGATTACCATTCCTTCCATATTACTTTGATTTTAAGTTTCCGTATGCAGCATAGAAGCTATCAAGCTGCTGTGTTGCGTGTACTAGCTTCTGATTATAGCTATCTCGCTCTGCCCTTGCCTTAGATATAAAGACAAAGCTAACGATAAACGATATTACTATCGTTACCACGATGAACAACCAGGGCAGCTTGTGTACCGCCTTATTGATTGCTCTTCCCAGGTTTCTCACGATAACCAAGGAGTAGATCCAGAAGAACACTACCGCTTGCTTTGTGGTTGCGTTCTCGATACGTTCTTTCTGTGTCATAATTCTAAAATTACTTGGTTCGGTTGCACCAGTTATCGGTAGATTTCCAATAACCAGCTAACCATATTTCTTTTGGTGTCGCATCAGGGTGCTCACTGAGCCATTCCTCTGCCATTTTACTTACGTCCGCCATAATTACTTTCTCAAAGAATCACCTGTAAAAGGAACTGCTTTTGTTGTTGCTATCAGTCTATCCACAACTCTATCTCCATATCTCTGAGTAAGCTCGTCAATACTGAGGTTAGTGGTAAGGATAAGCAATTTCCCATTCTTTTCAGCAGCGTCACAAAGTTCAGCAAATGGCATACGCTTGTTGCCATAAGAGTTAAGATTATCCTCTGTACCAATATCATCAATATAGATAATATGAAGTTTGAGAATTTCATCAATCTTTTGGTTCAACTCTTGTGCGCTAAAGATGTTTACCACCTTTTTATGTACATCTTTAATAAGAAGAGGAAGGATATACATTCCGATTACCGACTTACCTAATCCGCAACCGCCGAACATCAATAAACCTTTTCCTTTGTTGTCTGTCATCCAATCAACAATAGGTCGGTAATTGCGTTCGTTCCATTCGGCATTACATCCAGACTTCATATTAACAACATACTGCAAGCCGCCACGCAAACGTTTCTCTGCATTAGGAATGCTTATTTGTACTCTGTCAATTTCCTGAGGATAACCAGTATCTCGCATTTGAGATACAAGGTTTCTGAAATATTCGTTATCTATTTGTTCCATCTATCATCGAGCTTATATCTTTCGCTATTGTTGCTATCTTGTAAATTCATTCCAACAGGAAGGCTTGATCTTGAAGACTTAACATTGTTACTATTTCTCTTACTCCACCTCGCAAGCCTTTTTGAAATCTCGAAAGTTTTCTCTTTCTCGAATCTCATCTTCTTCCCGTTCTCGTTATGTTCTGTCCAGAAGTCGAAGAACTCCCGAATAAGAGTTTTTCCGTATTGCTCAATATACGGAATAAGCTTTTCGCCAAATGCATGTTTTCGTACTTCTAGCGTGTCACTTGGTGTGTCACCTATTGGCTTCGGAATCTTGTAACAATCTATATTGACGACAGTTACGCTACTACCCTTGTGTGTCACTTGGTGTGTCACTATATTCGTAACATACAACTTTTTAAGTATGGTTCTCACAGTCCGCAAACCCATATCAAGTTCACTCGAAATCTTGCGGATGCTAACAATCAATGTTCCGTTATCATCTGCGTTTGCAAGGAGATAAAGAAACAAGTTTACGGCATTTACCCTGTCAAGTTTCATCAAATCGAAATATTGTTCTTTGCTAATCTTAAAAGAATCCATTGTATAAAAAAATGAATGTTATTCAACGACCACTACAGGTAGCGTCTGTTTTGTTCGATATCGTGCTGGATATGGAGCAACGCTATATACTCTTCAGAAGAAGGAATATATATGCCGGCTATGTTACTAGACCAGTTTCTGAAACGTTCGATAGCCTCAGACAGCTCTTCTTTCGTAAGCTTTGCGGTCGATATTACGTATTCCCTATCTGTTCCGAGCAGATCATCGTGCTTTTGTCGCACAAACAAGTCTCTATTGACAATCCTCTTGAAGTAGCATGTCTTGACTTCATCTAGAGTGTTGCCGGTCTGCAAGCCGAAGTAAGCGAGGATCGTATGAAGGTACTTCAACTGCTGAAGTGTCTTTGCCTTCTTTTCCACGACCTCTACCATACTCTGCTTTTCAATCAGCTTCTCTATCTTCAGTCTGAGATTCTGCACTTCAAGAGGATTCTTGGTATTATACATCATACTATTTCAGCATTGAATGTATCTTTAATCAGCTTTAGCTTGCCTTCTAGGCTAGAAGGGAAGGTCATCAGATTTCCCTTGTGGCTGGGCTGGAGGCTGTGCTGGTGGAAACGGATTGTTTGGATTCATCGGGTTTGGTGCTCCGGCCATAGCTGCCTGTTGTGCTGCTTGTGCCGCCTGTGCGCCTGCCTGAGGATTCATATTGTAGCCACCCTGCATAGGAGCCTGCTGACCGCCCTGGCGAACGACCTGCCAAGCATTCACTGAGTTCCACCATTTTCCGTTGTACTCACGGGCATTGACATCAAATGATACTGTCACTTCCTCGCCAACCTGCAAGTTGAACTCTGTTATCTTGTCACCAAGTACATCAAAAGCAACCCTCTTAGGGTACTGCTCGTGTGTTTCGATGACCGCAGTTTGGGAACTCCATTGTGTTCCCCTAGCAGATGTTCCGCTTTTTGTCGGCAACACCGCTATAATTTTTCCTGTTATGTCTGCCATAATTAAAGTTTATTTTTACTAAAAATATACCCATTTACATGGTTTTGTTCTTTGTTTATATTATGCAACACTCTGCTGTATTTTACATTAAAATAAGTCGCAGCCTCGATAGCTGAAGAAAAAGTCGATAGAAGTTTCTTGTTTAAATCATATACATAAACTGCTACCGCATTACCATTTGCTCCGCCCCTTTTAGCTTTCTTAATAGATGCTATAGAATACTTCTTTAAAGTTAAAGGGTTGTTACTATTCTCTTTTGCTGTAACCCATCTTAAATTTGAAACAGCATTATTCGTTCTATTGGTATCAATATGGTCTATATATTCCTTTCCGTTTTCTTTATGAAGAAAAGATTCAGCCACAAGTCTATGCACCGTTTCTTGCCTTTTATCCCCATTTAAATTTCTTAAGGATACGGTTATATATCCTGTGGTGTTACTATAGCACCCCTTTATTATTCTATAACTATAAGACACACTATAATGCCGATTTCTCCATTTTGAACGTATTTTCGCAAAGTTGCTAACTTGGTAAAAACCTTCAAATCCTGGAATATCCTCCCAAATCTCTACCATAATTAAACGTTTGTGTTATATAAATACTGAGTCAAGCCTCTGAGTTCACACCAATCCAAGAATTGGTCTAGTAGGTTATGAATGTCCTGCTCCATCCCGTCATATCGGTAAACACGGATAGCTGGAGTGTAAGGTATGAGCGGAAGACCACGAACATCATACCCGTGCTTTTCGAGCTTATAGCCATCAAAGCAGAAGAGGTCAAAATCGAAGATATCAGCTCCGAACATATCAAGATAGAATCTCCATTGACAAGAGTCGTAGTACTGGCTATCAGAAGGAGCACTATACTTTGTCTTAATATCACGGAGCTGCAATCCGTTTACCATATCGGCACATCCGGTTACTACGGCTCTGCCATAGTCTTTATACTTGCGTATCTCGTGGAATGCCTCAATGTTTTGGTAGCGATAATCCAGGGCAACCTTAATCTGTGAAAGGTCAAGCGTCACAGGGTATCCTTCTATATCAAAAGTTCTACCCTCCGGCACCGGCTCCTGCTTTTCCTTACCATAGTAAGTAAACGTTCTGTAACCGGCAGGAGCGATAACGCAAGGTTGGCAACCGGTCTCGACGATGGCGTGAAACGCAGTTCCAACCCTAGTATACTCATTGCCCTGGAACTCGCCAACAATATTGTCAATAACGCTCTGCTCCGTTATCTCAAAGTTGTCATGTTCACTCTGTTCGATGTATCTTCTGAAAGACTCTATAGTCGTCACTCTGACGAGTGGCTTGCTACTTTTTTCCATCGTCAGCAGGTTTAGCCTCTTCCTTCTTCTCTGCCTTCTTGGCGGCAGATTTCTTGTCATCGGCAGGCTTAGTAAACTTGTTATCTGCAAAGACGAATCCCTTTGCAGTGAGAGCGGTGTTAATCTCGTTGAAGAACGGCTGCTTCATAATCTGTGGAAGTTCCTTGCAATCAGCCAGGAGTTTTGCAGCAGACTCGTCATCCTCGACCTTTGCAAGCTCTCCACGCAACTTGGTAATAAGCTCGTTTGCCTTGCGCTGTGCCTCAGACTTTGACTGGATAGACTGCTTCACCTTCTTGATAATGTCTGCCATGAATGTTGCAAACTCAGGAGAAGTAGCATCAGGAATCTCCGTCATAGGAATCTGAGCAACATTCTTACCGACGTAGTTGTCATTCGGCTCGAAAGAAACTGTGCGCTTTGCATTAATGAGAGAGATGAAACCGACCTGATCAGCAATACGGAGAAGCAAATCCTTGGACTGACCGGTACAATCTGGAGAGTGCTTGATAATATCACCCTCTGACTGCTCCTTATCGTGGCAGATAAAGATGATATCCGAACCATTCTGACGAAGTACGTTGACGAATGCCTTGAAGTCATCAGCCATACGACCAAACTTCTTCAATGTGTTCTTCGCCAGCTTGTAGTCGGCCTGAACTGCATAAGTCGAGAGATAATCATCAAGCGTTGCCTTTGCGGTGTCGACGATGATTGTCTTGTAGGAACTCATATCATTCTGAGCACTCAAGATGTCTTCCCATCGGTTGGCTACGAGGGTGTCTACTCGCTGAACACTGCGGTCATAACCTCTGTCTGTATCTACGAGCAAAGGAACCTCCGCTGTAGTTGCGACTGATGTTTTGCCTGAACCAGGCTGACCATAAAGAACAATAATAACCGGACGTTCTGGTGTTACGTCATCTTTTTTAATAATTGGCATTTTATTTTTTTTGTTTAAAAATTAATCACTCGTACCTCCAATCCCAATGCCTGCAAACGTAGTCTCCAGAGTTACTAGCCTTTGGGTCGTCGCATAAACCTAGCAGGATGCAATCGTGGCAGCTTCTCTTATAGAATGGAGCGATTTTACTGTTTGCCATAGCTTTTGGGGTTTAATGTACTCTATTAATGTAACAGAAGTAAGTTTCCACGTTAACCTTTTCTCCCTTAGGAGTAACCCTTTCGTAGTATCGTGGAATCTTACCGAGCTTTCTTCCCATACCCTCTATATAGTCTAGGAAGACAGCTCTAGCCGCCAGAGTTCTAGCTTTCTTTGTGTCGAGTTCCATCAGGCAGGAATGAACCTCTCTCAGATGGACCACGGCAGCAGCTTCGCCCGGCGGCATAGATGCGATGATTTCGTTGATTCTACTCATTATACCTCCATAATAGGAATCTCAGGACAGAACTTGCTAATCTTGTCAAGCTCCGCATTGATGATCTTGTCGCGGGATTCTTCGATGATACATTCTGCATCAGCAGAGATAAGCGTCAGCAATGCCGTATTGCCTTCAACGTGAGCGATAGTCTCAATAGAAAGCTTCTCTGGCTCTGCGCCCTTGAAGATTGGAACGTTGATAACGAACGATGAAGGAAGGTTGGAGTCTACAGCCTTCTCGTAGTTGTCAGTTACAGAACCATTATCGTTGAGCTCCTTCTTGATTGTTGTCTGAACCTTTGCTGAAAAGCTCTTGAGGAGATTGACGAGCTCCATATTCTTCTCCTTCGTCTCGAAGTAAGAACGGTTGAGACGGAAGAAGTCACCAAGTTGTACTGGTGTCCATAACTGACCGTCGTTGATATGGAATCCCGTAAACTGACGAGACAGCTGAATGGAGCCAACAATAGTCTGCTTAGTTCGCTCATCGTTCTCGTTTGTTACAAGGGTAACAGTAAGTTCATCTCGATTGACCTGGATATGTGTATGCTCCTTGTCAATCTGTTCTGTACCCCAACGCTTTTCAAGGAAAGCATAGATACAAGTAATAACACCATGCACACTAAGATTCAGCGGCTCCTTGACAGGAAGCTTATAAGGGTTCTCATTACCTACCTCACGGATAACAAGCTCCGCAGAAGTCTGTCCCGGAGCAAAATTTACTTGCATTTTTTCATTGTCCATTTTATAAAATGTATAAAAGGTAAAACAAAGTGAAAGCAGACTACATAGCCTGCTTATCACGGATAATTGAGTATACATTGCTAGGGAGTTCGTCACGTGTTGCCGGACGAGAAGAAACAAGATTACCCTCCTTGTTATAGAAGGCAGTCATCTTTGCTTCACGGTTAACGAACTTGTAAACCTTCTCGTTAACCATGCTACCCTTCTGCTTGATTTCCTTAAGAAGAGAAGAAATCTCTTCCTTGATAGGCTTCAGCTCTGCCTTTTTCTGCTCACGGAAATCCTTGATTTCCTCCTCGATGTCAGATGCACGTGTAGACTGAAGAGCGAGCAGGTCCTTCTTCTTCATCAGCTCATCAGAGTTGAATCGCTTGATGAACTCCATTTTTTCAACGGAGTCAGCATTGTTTGCTAGGTACTCCTCACGCTCATCCAAATCATCGTACTCGTGACCGAGTGTTGCCGAAATAGTTGCTTTTTCTTTTGCCATTGTTATATGAATTAATGTGTTAATACTCGGCGCCAGCGTCCACGCTTAAATTTCTTGACTGCGTGGATTCCGAACAACTTTGGTGTTGTGACACCATCCATCATAGGAAGCACATTGCCCTTCTTCAAAATACTTTCGAAATGTGAAGAAGTGACAGGAGCGTGGCAGATGATGTTCTTCTTGACATCATACAGGTTTCCGTACTTTGATACTACGCCCATTACTGACCCTCCTCCATTACTTTCAATAACTCACGGAGACCTTCAACGCCAGGCATCTCTCCGTTTTTTACTTTCTCCTGGAGTTCATCGAGCTTCTTCATCTTAGCGAGGAAAGAGTTCTTCTTGTCCTCAAGCGAATTGAGGCGCTTGGTGATTGCCAGTTCCGGGTTATCACTGAGAATGGTGTCCAATGCGATGCCGGCGAAAAGGTTCGTGTTATTCTCCTTCTTGCCTTCATCATCAATCTCGTCGATATCACGAGTAAACTGGTTCTTGCCGTCGATAACCTTCTTGATTTCGTCAAACTCAGAAGGATTCTTCGAGATGTCGAATGCTCTGTCAATAAGAGCCTGCTTGTCAATTACTACACTGACGATAATTTTGTCTTTGTCCATAATTCAAAATATTTTAGGATTAAACTACTATTCCTCCTTATCCCAGCCAAGGGATTTTGTGATAAACGCACCTGCTGCGAACATAAGTACAGTCAGCAGGAAACTATTGATAATGATACTCATAGCTGAAACTTTTTGATTGGTTTCTTGCCGAACAACAAGTGGCAGCAGAGATTGATAATCTCCGCCACCACGACAATGATCAGCATAAAGAATAGATATACAACAACAGAATATTTTTTCATTTTTACACCTTATTATATAATATAGCAGTCGGACGGTGGATAATCAACGATTTTCCACTCATCCTTCTTTATCTTAATAGCCTTACGGAATATCACAACAGACTCGCTATTGTGACGTTTCCTGTTGTGTGCGATAATCCTGGCCATCACAGCCTTCGCGGTTATCGAGAACTCTCTGAGCCTCGATGTATAGAGACTCTTGACATCGCATATCACAATCTTATCGCCTTCCCGGTAAACGAAGTCGGCAGTATAGTTGTGGCCGTAAAGCAGTGACCTTCTCTCGTACTTAACCTTTGTCTTAAGCTGCTTTGGTCTAAGCATCCATACAGGCTTGATTGCCGTGATGGTCACTTGCCTATGAATACAGCTTATATTAGGATCATTCAAGATTTTCTGTAAATACAGATACTCTTCCCTTGAATCGTATTCGTTCCCGTCAGGAGCATAATACTTCTTTGAACCTACTCGTCCTCCCATGTTGAACCAGCCTCCTTTCCTGGATTCTTGTAGAGATGATTGAACGCTGCCTCGCCGAAGCGCTGCCACTTACCGCTGCCCCATTGTACGAGACACTCGTCTCTGACAGCCTCCTGCTTTCCTTCCGTGTACTCGGGATTCAGGCGAACGAGAATGTCCCTTCCATTCTGTTCAATACTCTCGACGCATTCTAGCTTCTTGAGCTCCCTGATGTTCTCCTTGCGGATTCTTATAGTCTTTTTTACCTTCATCTATAGAGACCTCTCCGATTAGCCTACCACGCAAGGCAGGAGAGGTGATTACACGTGGTATGGTATGTTTTGAAATTCAACTCAAAGCAATCGGGAGGAGGCCGAGTTGACGACCTCACTCCCTTCTTGTACCATTAAAAACTAAAAAAACTTATGACATATACATTGCCGTGCCTCGTGCAGGACTCGAACCTGCGACTTACGCAGTCCCATAGGGTGACTACAGCTCTAACCAGCTGAGCTAACGAAGCAATCCTCCTACTTTCACAAGCGGGAGGAGTATTTATGGAATAATTGAATCATTTATTGCTGAACGCCTTCAGACCAATGAGTTAATGTAAAAAAAAATAAACATTAAAAAAACTAACTTATAGTAAACCCAGGGGAGACTCGAACTCCCAACCTCGCTGGCTGATTCCACGGCTCTATCCAGTTGAGCTACTGGGCTAGTTTCAACGTTTTAATTAAAATTTAGGAAAAATGAAAAGTTTCTTTTGGAGTGGCGGATGGACTCGCACCATCGACCTCCAAGGGCCTTCCCCCGGCGCTCTGCTACTGAGCTACGCCACCTGAATATATATCAACTACGCACAATGGGCTATTTTAAGGCGCCCGATACTCACGTACAGAGCGCACGAAACTAAAAATAAATCTAAATAATAAAAATACGATCACCTCCTCGCCAGGAGAGTTAACCAGAACGCATTTTAAACTAAAATTATACTCACAATTTTCATTCTTCGTGGATCTGGGACGAGTCGGACGTTCCTGTCTCCGGATGATGTCTCCGGCGCTCTACCGTTGAGCTACAGATCCATATTGTGCAGCCTATCTTCACAGACGAGCTGCAACAGTTATGCAAAAACATTAACAAAATATCTATAGAAACAAGATATGAGCCTGTCTTCTCAGACAGATGTCACACCAAATAAAAAACAGCGTAGAGACATCGTTGTGCCTCTAACCAAATCCAAAAGTAATCTATGGGAGGTGATGAAGGACTCGAACCTCCATCTCACGACGATAAGAACGGTATCATCTAGTTGTCGCTGTGCTTCCGATTACACCAATCACCTCTTTTATCTGAATTAGCAAGAACCTCAAGTCTGTGTATTCTACACCTTATATATAATATAAGAGGCTTGCCAACGCCAACCATTCTCGATGGTGGACTTGCATGGCCATAGGGTTCTTTGACTCTCCGGTGCCGGGGTTATAGGTCCAGGCACCTTCGGCCAGAGATTTACATCTTCTTCTCATTGATCCTCCGCTTACCACGACAATTCTTCGTTCCGTGGCAGTTCGGCGGATGGGAAATTTATGAAAGAGTAAATCATGTCTAACTGGTCTTCCGTGCTACGTGCGTTCCTTCTGGGCATCTTCGCTATAGGTTCCCGACCTGAGATAATTAAATCCGCTCTACCCGTACTATCTTACACGTACACTAACGCTATAATGCGCTATATGTCCAATATGTCAAAGAACTACTTCTCCAATCCTTTCCGAAACTCTCCCGATGCAAGATTGTAGCTGCCCGAACTACCTACTTTATAAGGTCGTGGGCTTATCTTTGCACCGTTTGAGATACACACGAAACGGAATTAGTAAGAGAGTGTGAACCAGACGAGATTCGGACTCGTGGCCTATCCCTTAGGAGGGGATTGCTCTTCCGCTGAGCTACTGGTCCATTTTGGATCGGACTAACCAATTAAAAATCCGCTCCATCATTCACCGCTGTGAACTAAGATAACAATACCCAACTAACAATGAGTTGTTTTATTAATACAACAGAACCCTCACGGGCAAATTCAACATAATAAGTAGAATTTATGTACCTATACGATTCTATTCTTCTCAATCATCTTGCGGACATCAGACACCTTATAAAATACAGTATTGCGCACCTTATAGTAAGGCAGGATGCCCGCTTCCCTCAGATCCTTGATGTACTCTTTGCTGACTCCTCCAAGGTATGCCAGGATTGTCTTATTGGTCAGGAATTCCTGGTCTACTTCCTTCAACGAGATAATTTTCTCCACCACGTCGATACCGACCTTACTTCGATTCTTGCCTGGCATAGGCTTAATCTTTAGTTTGCATATCAAGAATCTTCTCGAAAAGAGAAACGCATTTTTGCAGAGTTGATATCGTTTCATTCTTCATCTCCAACATTTCTCTTAGGAAATCATTTTCCTGCTTGAGAAAGTCATAAGTAACCACGATATTCTGCTTCTGTTGTTCTTCTCCTACACGCATGGGACCTTTTCCGTAGGCCAACCATTCTTCATTAATGCCAGTTGCACCACAAATTCGATTTATATCCATCTTTGTGAATACACCCTCACCTTTGAGCTTCTTTCTAAACCCTGACGGGTCCAATCCGACAACTTTTGCAAAATCGCTACGAGAGTTGTATTCGAAGCTGTCTACCAACGAAGTTACTCTTTGTAACACATCTTGATTATCCATATTCTTAATCTTTAAATTCCAACAATGTTTGCTCATTACTCTCTTTTGGCTTATAACCAAGTTTATTGAGCAGCTTCCTTATGTAATCAAGACCTTTCTGGTAAACAAGGGTCTTGATAAAGATTCGAACCTCCGTACCACAATTCTTTTTGGTTTCGATAGTGCGGAAATAACCTGCATCGATATACTTCTGATAAGGGATATTGTTAGACTGCAACACTTTCTGCTCTCGCAATATTGCAAACAGCTTATTCCTTCCAACAGCCACATAATTCAGAGTACTTGAAACAGCTTTCATTTCAACAGCATCCTTACTCTCGGCTACCGATTCGAAGAATTCAACCTTAGGAGCATCTTCCCTTGCCTTAGCTTCAAGCTTCAGTCTATGTTCGTATTGATCAGCCCACGCTCTAGCTGCTTCAGCAGGGTTGGAAAAATTCGGCATCACAAGTAAGCCTTGCTTCAACTTTTCCTCGCAAGCAATAAAGTACTTTCTTGCGATTCTGCCCTTCTCATTGTTTTCTACCATAGACAGCTCTTTCGCCATATCGATTGAAAGGGCATACTCTTTGCGAACTGTCGCACCATTGTCTCGTTTGACAATATTGTCAAATGAGGAATAGTCTTGATTCTCAACGAATCCGTATTGCTCAATACGCTGCTTAATCCAAGTAGCGAACTCACGCTTATTGCCCAAGAACTGATGAAGCTCTCTTGCGTTAACAGCCTTACGGCCATCCTTCTCTTCGATTTTTATAATTTCCTCCATACTTTAATCTTTTAAAGTTTCCTACTCAACCGGAACAGCGGTGATAATCGCTGTATGGTTCTTGTAATCAGCCGAGGTTGAGTATTTAAGCACACCCTTCGGCAAATCTTCGTATTGAGCAAGCTGATAAGCGTATGTTACTGCCGACCGAACTGCTCTTGCGGACTCAAGCAGGAATACTTCAAATTTTCCTGGTTTGATGCCCAATATGTCCTGTTTTGTTATTCTCGCAACTTTTTTCATCTTTGTTACTTAAATAATTCGTTTAAAATTTGGAGGTATGCGAAAAAAGTCGTATATTTGCAGTGTCAATGTAAAGTACGTACTTTCGGTCGCACAAGCCTCCGTTTGTAACGGCTTTATTGGTTACTCGACCGTTAACGAGTGCAAAGGTATAAAAACTTTGGTAAAGTACCTAATGTTTCGGTAAAATACTTCGGTATATTACCGAATTTTAACGTTTCGAGCCAATTTAGTTGCAAATATAAAACTAAGAAACATTATGGGAACATTAAATTCGGTACAAGAAAGGTTAGATTATCTCATCAAGATCAAGAAGATGAGTGAGAATGCCTTTATGAAGGCTACAGGAACCAACAACATCGGCAAGATGAGAAGCGGAAAGCTTTCAATATCCGAGGGAACGATTAGCAAAATATGCAATTCTCTTGGAGTTAGTTATAGCTGGCTGAAGTATGGAAGCGGAAGTATGAATGGAAATATGGTAATTCAGCTAGGCGAAACGCATCAGAAGATAGAAGAGTCCATCAACGAGGCGTTTAAGCACGGCATACCGATGGCACAGTTGATAAATGCCGGGAACGTTGGTGACAATAGTCAAAACATAACTACGGGAACGGAACGAGCCAAGGAGCGTGAAGAGGAGTCGTTCAAAGACAAGAACGCCCAGCTCATTCAGATCATCAACGCCAAGGATGAGATTATCAAGGCAAAGGACAGCGAAATTCGTCTTCTCAGAAAGATTCTCGCAGATAACGGAATCGAAGTATAACATTATTATATATAAGGATTATGAAGAAGGTATTATTAGCAGCAATGGTACTTCTTGCAGGAGTATCATTCACGTCATGCAGCAGTAGCGATGATGACGGAACAAATCCAGGAGCAGAGCAGCCAAACTACAAGATTCACGACAATAATATTGTCGGAGTATGGAGAGGCGGCAACTACTACTTCGTTTCATTCTCGTCTGACAAGCACAACGCTTCTCTTATCTCAAACAAGTTTCTTGATGAAGGAGATTACAGCATCAAAGGGGACACGATTACCGTAAACAACAAGTGCTTCGGCAACGAAACGAAATATGTAGTGAACAGCTTAAGCTCAAACAAGCTTTCTATGACCATTACATATAACGACAGATGGGAAGGAAAGAAAACGGAAACAATGAGCTTCACTAAATCAGAAGACACTCCATGCACAAAGACTAATGATTTGGTCGGCAAGTCATACTATGCTCAGTATTCAGTAAGTCACGGAAGTCAGCACTGGAACAAGACATTCCTGACATACAACACCATATCATGCACTAGAAGCGATGCAGCCAGCTCTACTCCATCCACATTCTACTATGTATATATGAAGCCAATGCTTTACTTCTATGTAATAAGGAGCAATGAATTCTACTACGATACCGTAAGATGCGGTAAAGTTGAGTTCAACTCAAACAACCAAATTGATGGCATGGGTTCGCTTTACGGCGATAAGCTGTACTAAACGCATTTGTCAGCAATATGCAAGTAACAGAAAATAAGAATTTATAAATAGTTGAAAATAAGAGACTTATAGAATTAAGATGATTACAGTAACGAATTGGGCATTCTAAGTCTGCAAGTCTCTGTATATCAGCAATAGTAGTAAAACAACAATCCTTTTATTTTACAGAAAAATGCTATAAAAAAGGTAATTTAAGGTAGTTTGAGGTTACTTTTTGCAAGTAATATGCAAGTGTGGTTTACCTGTAGATTGAAGGATTACAAAAGAAATCATCGCTATGAAGGTATATGTAGAGTCAAAGACAAACAAGGTATTTTTCTCAGTAACCCACATGACGAAGAGGTTCTACGTCTACACCGGGTTGCAGACAACCGAGAAGTTCAGTGGCATGGTGTTCCCGAAGTCAGACAAGTCAGCGAAAGCGAAGACCAGAAGACTTGCAGAACTGTATGCCAAGTGTGAGAGCTATATCCTCGACCATCATGATGAGTCGCCGGATATGATGAAGGAGCATCTGAAGGAGATATGCACGGGAGCCAAGAAGGAAGACAAGTCTCCGTTTCTCAGCTTCATGAAGGCATTCGCCGAAACGAGAGAGAAGCCGAATACCAGGAGGAGCTACGAGAGAACCTACCGATGCATAGAGGCATACGACGGTAAGTGCAGCTTCAGCACCATAACCAAGGACTGGATTGAGGGGTTCATCAGGCATGAGATGGATAAGGGAAGGAAGATCAACGGAATCTCGAATGACATCACCCACATCAAGGCAATCTTCAAGAAGGCCATCGATGATGGCAAGACGCAGAACTTTCCGTTCCACTCCATCAAGCTCAAAAAGGAGGAAACCAGGAAGCGCTGTCTGTCACTGGAGCAGATGAGAGAGCTTAGGGATGCCAAATTACACGGCAAGCAGGCTCTGTACCGCGATTTCTTCATGTTGGGGTTCTATCTCATAGGTATCAACGTTTCTGACCTTCTGACGCTAAAGAAGGAGGATTTCCGCAACGGAAGAATAAGCTACTACCGAAATAAGACCGGTAGGCTGTACGATATCAAGGTGGAGCCAGAGGCTATGGAGATAATAAGCAGATACCGCAGCAGAAAGCCGCAGTACCTGCTCAGATTCTTCGAGGATGCAGGAACCTTCGATGTGGACCACTTCACGAACAACATGAACCGTACGCTGAGAAGGATTGGCCCGAAGGACCCTAGGGATATGAGAAAGTCGTCGCCTCACCCTATCGACAGTAAGATGTCAACGTACTACAACAGGCATAGCTGGGCGACGTTTGCGTCAGAGATTGGCATTCCGCTCGAAACAATCGGTCGAGCACTTGGCCACTCTGTATGGGATAATACTGTAACCGCCGTATATGTCAAGTACGACAAAAAGGCCATAGACGAGGCGAACCGAAAAGTCATCGACTATCTGAACGGTTAACAAGGAAATTCCCCACGCCATCTGCAAATGACGTGGGGTAAACCTATAACCTAATAATTGCTTATGACGAATAATTCAAAATTCTAAAAGAGATGCCCGGCGCCGGGAGTGGGTCCGAACGCCGGGCGGAAGAGTGCTATTTGAATGTGTTAGTGCAAATATACGAACTTTTTCCGACATACGCAAGAAAACTGCTATTTTTTAGCGTACAATTCGTCAAGTTCCTTGGTAAGCTCAGAGATTTTATCGGAAATCTCAGATTCCTCCTTCTCTTCATGATTCATCGCATCAACAAGTTGTCTCGATGTTATCTTGCGCTTGCAGTAATTGACCTTGGCGCGTTCGCATTTCCATCTTTCCCGCCACAGCTTCATCAGTAGTGTATAGAAGTTTGCGACCTTGCTCTTTTTGGTGATCTGCCGATTGGCTGATTCCAGTTCTCCCTCAGCATCCTTCAGCTTCCAGTTAGCTTCAATCAGCTCCTTCTTCAGCTTCTCGTTGCAGCGAAGGGTGTAGCAGACTTCGGTAATTAGAAAGGTCATCACAAAGCATTGCGCAAACCCCTTCCAGAATCCTATATAAGCCTCCGCTACTGTGAGGCAACACCCGAAGACAATGCAAACGACAAAAATGTCGATGCGGTCGAAAATCATTTTTAATCTTTCTTTCATATACTTAATCTTTTAAGTAAATACGCAGATTTTACGTATTTAGATTTTTATTTATATTCAAAATGTGGGATTTTCCCACATTTTAGAACCCGAGCGTCTGAGGAATCTCAATACCGACAAATTTCAGCAGATCACAGAATCTGTTGTCATACCACTTAATCTGGGTCTGAGACTGAAACTTCGGATCCTGGATATTCTGACCGAAGCACTCGAAGCCCTTGTTGAGCACCTTCCACTTCCAAGGCTTGTTCTTATCCCTGCTAGGACGTGTAGCATCATGGATAACGCCCTTAGCCATCAGGATCCTGTTGAAGGCAACAGGAGTGAAAGGGATTTTGTTTTCCTTAAGAAGGTCTTTCGCAGCGTGGAGCGTAGGAGCCTCTGTGCCGGCATTAATACCTTGTGGAAGTAAACCGGCCATACCGGTATCTTCTCCTATCTCCTGAGCAATTCTCAGCTTGCTTGCCTCGTTGAGATTCAGAAACCCGACAACCCAGTTGGCATAAATAATCTTCTGCTGAGTCTTCTCTATCTCCGTCATCTCTCCAGAAGCAACCTTATGGAACACTCTACGATAAACCTCAAACACTGGGCGAACCTTGCGAGCAACGAAATACTCCAAACAAGCGGAAGTGAGGTAGTAATCGTCGGTTGGTCTTCCTGCACTGGAATTTTCCGCATTATTGCGGATAACTATAAAGTCCACATTCTCAATGAAGTTAGCCTTCAAACCACGCACGGCATTATCCTTTCGCTCGTAAGCTAACTGCCACACATCGTCAAGATTCACAGAAAACTCCTTATTCTGCTTATCCAACTCTAAAACACCACGGAAGTAACGCTCGATATCCGATGGGTTACTTGTCTTTGTCAAAGTCATATTGTTCATATCTAAATATTTTTAATCTCAAATCATTAAATGCCGTTGTTGGCGGCATTGTGCTTCTGTCTTCTGCGGAGATTCTTCTTCCTGTTCTTCTCTCGCTTCTTCTCCACCTTTCTTCTCTCTTCAGGAGTAAGCTGAGCGAAGGCGTTCTCCTTCTTCATCAGCTCGATGATAACGTTCTGCACCTTTTCGAGCACAAATTTTGGAGCCTCTGAGTCTCTTATAAAGACAGGGTTCTTATGTTTGTGGCGGTCGTAGAACAGACTGTCGTCCTCTCCCTCAAGCTTCACGTTAATTCTGTGATGACCGAAAGGGGTTATGATGAGATTTGGGCTACCTTTCACGCCTCTCTCAAGAGAACGAGGAACGTGGTGACTGAAATTATTCTCATCCAACCAAGCTTCCAACTTTTTAAGTTTTGTTTCATTCTTCATAATCTTTTTTCTTCTTTTTTCTCTCACGCACGTAGGGCATAAGAGAGATTAAACAATACAATATAATCAAGCACTTACTTATAGTGTGAAACCGTCAAAAACAGAAACACTACCATTTAATCGGGCAAATTGCCCAAACTTTGCATCGGAGAGTAGAGCCCTCTCCCCTGCCTTGTTATTCCTTTCTTGCTAGCTTTTTTGCCAGCATAACCATAGATGATGTGCCTTCCGCAGCTTGCCTTTGCATTTCTGTCTGTTATTGCATACGAACAAGGAATGCAGACGTACACATTATTTTCTCTCACGAAAGACGGATTGTTCCTTCCGAACTTTGCCAGAAGGCTTTTCACCTGATCCCCACATCTGCTGTCTGCCATGTGCAGCTCTGCAAATGTAGAGGAAATCTCTTTCTTTTCTTTGAGACGTTTCTTTATTCCGCTAATTGAGCCATGAGACATCCCAACTGCACTCTCCAGCTGAGAGAAAGGAATGTGTGAGTAGCGACACGAGCGGTTGTTTGCACTTACGTGTGAGCTGTTCGCCTCCATACTTCCTATCTGATGCAGGAAAAGCAATTCGTTGAGCCTGTTGTATATTTCTTTTAGCGTAATCTCTTTGTTTACTTCTATGGTAAACATATTCGCACCCTTGAATACTCTTCCCTTCTTGTTTCGCTTTATAGTATTATCCTTGAAAGAGTTCACTATGAAGCGTCCATCTTCCTGAACTGAGAATAACTCGGAAGACCTGATGGCTTGGAGTATCATTTGTGCTTTCGTATGCCCAATATGAAGTGTCCGCATCAAATCACGCGTACCCATATCAAACATTACGGAATTGCTATGCTGCATCTTGCACCAGATGGCAAAGGATAGAACGGTCATACGCTTGCTGCGCTCCACCCTGGAACGCCCCCTTGCGTACCGCTCTACCAATTCAACCAATATGTGTAAGCATTTTCTCTGCATAGCATAAAAATAAAAGGATTTCAAAAAGTGAAGCACCACTTAATGAAATCCATTTTTCTATTCGGTTCCTTTCGGACACCTACTAAATTTCCTTGCAAATAATACCAATGTGCTTCTTGCGTATTAATGCGTCGATGCAAAGATACTTCATTACTTTCATTTGCGCAAACGTGATTTTTTGCGTTTTTATATGCTCATTCAAGTAAAAAGTAAAAACAAAACTCTCAGAAGTGCCGATTTGGCTAGATGTTTCGGTTGAAGTAAAAACAGTAGTTCGTGTCATTCATTAAAGTACAGAATATTTACAATTAACGTAGTTTAAGAAAAATGTGTGATTTTCGTTGTTTTTTCGGTGGTTGTCTTAATAAAATAGCCGCCTATCTGTTAAGTGATAAGCGGCTAGTTGTTTGAATTAATCCTTGGCTTCGCACACGTGTTTTACAATATACGCGAAACCGATGAGTACGACGGATGATAGAAAGGAAGCAATGCCGATTGGGATTCTATCTATTGCGGCATAAGCTTTGAGGTCCGAGTCAAATATTGCTGCGCCTAGATTGTAGAGGACAACCAATGCAGACACGACAGCGGCAATATTTCCGGCTATCATGAGAATCTTTACTACTAGCTTTTCACTCATATAAATTCGCTTAACCGTGATGCGTAGGGCTTGGTTATTAATTGGCAGGAGCCGAAGCTCCTTGGTTTGGCTAATCGGGGCTAAATCTTAACGATCATCTTCACGACTTTGGAAACCGTTCTGTACTGAGGAAGCTCAATACCTAAACTCACGAGATAATCTTCCAGTGTCTTCTGGATCCACTCAAGCTTCTCGCCTCGCTGTTTACAGGTGTTAATGATGTCGCTAATCTCTGCATTGTACTTTCTTTCCGATTCGTTACTAGCAGACTTCAAGGCCTTTTCCAGTTCTGCTACTCTATTCTTGAGATTTTGGTTCTCTTCAACAAGTCTGTCGTAGCTTGCAAGGATAGGCTTCATCTGCTGCTCGTAAGGCAAATCCTCATTCATTGTTTTCTTCATAATTCCAAATTTAGTTAATAATAGTCAGATTATTATATCTGTTTTTGGATAAAATCCCCTCCTACCCTCACGGGCAAGAGGGGACAACCATTTAAACAAATCTAGTTATGAAAACTAGAAGTATATCATTTTCCACCTTTGATGACTTCCCATACCGAACGTTTTCCGTCGGCAGTCAGGAGATTGCCGCATCCGTCTATAGGTCTTCCTCTCTCATCCTCCCAGTGTTCGTTGTACCAGTGATACCACTTTGAAACGAACTCTTCATAAGGAATGGTGTTGCGAGCCTTTTTGAGACTGTCTCGCTCAACCTCCGTTAGTGGACAAATTAAGTCGTCTGTGTAATCGTCCATTCTCTCCTGGAACTCGAAATCAAAATCTCGAAGAGCCTTGTCAAGCTCATCGTAGCCTCTGATTTCCTCATTGAACGCCTTCTTCCAGAGGCCTGCCAATTTCTCGGCATACTCCTCTCGGCATTCGTTGGCATAATTGGCCAATTCTTCTTCAGTAAATCCTTCTAACATAATTCTTAATACTTTAATTGGTTAAACATTAGCAGAGGTGGCAGCTTATACCACCTCCAATTGAGCCTAGTCCTCATTAAAATCGTCGTCCAAGTCCTTATCGTAGACACCGAACAGTCTCAGGGTATTGCTGTCAATCTCGGTCTTACCAACGATGTACCGTTGCGTCATCTGGATATTAGGCTTACCGTTACTAGTATGCCCCATCATAACGGCAATCTGCTCCAACGGTACGCCTTTCTTGGAGAGATTCGTGGCGAACGAACGTCTGCCGGTGTGTGAAGAGATAAAGAGGTACTTCTTTCCGGTCTCTTCTTTACCTGCATGGAACACCTTCGTATTCTCGTCTATTCCGCAATCACGGCAGATGTCACGAAGAGTTCGGTTGAAGGTCATCTCGCTGATTTCTCCAGGAAGTGGTTCAACGCCCGTGCCGCATACCAGAAACGGACGGAGCTTCTTGTGAAGAGGAACCCTTACCTCTGTCTTGGTCTTCTGTGCTACATACACCAGGAAGTGTCCGGTATCATCGATGTTCTCGGGGGTTATCCTCTGACAATCGCTGTAGCGCGCTCCACAGAGGCATTCCATGAGGAACATGCGCTGAACATATCTCTTCGTCTGTCCCCTTGGATTGTAATTGATGATTCTGTTTATCTCCTCATCCGAGAGATAGACGGACTGGACAGGAACAGCCTTCGTTCTGAGTATCTTTCCGAACGTAGGGCTGTTAATCTCCTTCGTCGCATCGTTCTCACGTATCACCGCCTTGATGGTGGCGCATACGGTCTTAGCTGAGTTTGGAGCATAGTTCTCCTTGATCTTCTCAAAGAGGTCACGGAGGTTGTCGTCAGTGATGTCTTCCCACAATGGCTTGTGCCCCAACAGTTCATCGAACATTCTCACGACCTTGATGAACTTCGGATATTTCCAGATGTATGCGCCATAGAACGTGTCATGCCTCCATGCGTTGCCGTGATAGTTGGCGAACCAGCCCTGCTTGATAGCGAGCTTGTACTTCTCCTGCTGGACAGGGCTCAGCAGACGCTCCCAGTCTCTTGTCTTGATTCTTAATTCTTCTGTCATAATTCTAATATTTTGGTTACTAGTGGCAAAGATACTAAAAGTTTATAATATAAACCATCATCTTTGCCGTTTTTAACGCTAAATTAACTTTCGAGCTCGTTGTTTAGCTCGTAGGCAATACTGGCGAGCGACTCGAAGTCCATCTCGAAATCCGTAGAGGACACTCTCTTCGCCACTCTTTTGTAGTTCATTACACGGAGCGTGATAGCCGGGATGGAGGTGTCCTCGTCATTGATTTCAATGAGGACAGCTTCGAAGATTTTGTCGCTGCACATAACTGGATGCTTCAGCTCTTTGCTGAGGATTCCGTGCTCTCTCATAATCTCACGGATGGTGCATGCTAGCTCCATCTTAACACCTGAACGCAACTCGTCAATCTCGTCTTTCAATTCTTTTCTATCCATAAATCTTAATATCTTGGTTTAACTTGATGCCCACCGTTCCCGGCAGGCTTGTTTGGCTTAGTCTTTTCTTTCGATATCAAGGCCCGTAAGCACGCCTTTCATATAGGCTAATGTCTCTTCCTTGCATTCCGATATAAACTTCTGGCAGCCATCAATGATAACGCCGTACTTACCGCTCGGATAATTCTGTAGAGAGCACGAGTGGTAATGCTTTCCGGATTTCTCCTCGATTTCTCCTGCGAGTCGCTTCCCTTCGTCGGTCTCATTTGGACGATTTTCTGGGTACTCATCGTAAAAATACTCGTGCCATAAATCTAGTAGCATATCCTTGCAATCCTCCATATCTTGCAAAATATCCGATAATTTGTATGGCGCGCCGTTAGCGCCATGCCCATCCTCGCCAATCCATTTACTGGCTTCCTCGTCAGGATCGAAGTCGCTATAATATTGATACAACTTATCCATGAAGTCAGACTTATTGCCATTCTCGAACCAAATTGTGGCGATGAAGTCTTGGTCTTGTGGGGAATACTTCTCTAACTCGACGCAAACCTCACCTCTTTCGTTAGGTGTATCGTCAACATTATAACTCCATCCTAAATCCTCTGCTAATTTTAAAAAATCATTCATATTTTTAATTTTAATTGGTTAATATTGGGAGCGTGAAACAGAGTGTTCCACGCCTTGTCTGGCTTTACACCGGCAGAGACACGATATACTCTTTTTTCTTCTTTCGTGTTCTGCTTTTAACAATGAATCCACAATAATCTCTCAGCCACCCGGCGGCATTGCCGATGAACGGCTCGTTCACCATAAGGATAGGACGGAGCATCCCGTTCTTCTTCATGAACTGATAGTCGATGAAGTCGAACTGGTCATCCGGATCATCGCATTTCTTCTCCCACACGCTGACATCGAGATAGTCAATGAAGTCACCCTCTGGCGGGTTATCCATCTCGATGAATCTCTTCGGCGTAAGGAGAATCGTATCCTTAGGCTCATGGGTCATAAAGAAATTCTCTATAACCTCGTTGAACTTGTTCATGTCCATCTGTTTCTGGACAATGCCCTTTCTCTTCATGATGTCGGAAGCTTTGAGCATTCTTGTACCTCTTCTTGCTGTTGCCATAATTCAAAATTTTAATTGGTTAAACTTGGGGAACAAAAAACCGGCGTGTCTCACGACAGACCGGCTTGAACCATTTAAACAAAATCTAGTTATGATAAGGAGTCAGCCGCTGTTAACGACTGACATGTTTGGCTAATCTACGTTCTTTAGGACATTCCAGTTGAAAGTCACGATAGCCTCGTTGTCATCAAGTTCAAACGAGATGATGAGTTGCTGGCCTTTTCTCTGTTCGTCGATGTACTGCTTGAATCTCGGAAATAAGGATGAGTGGATCATCTCAAATGCGTTTCCTGTAAGATTCTTTACGATTGTACTGGTGAATAAATCGAGGTCTTCGCAAGTTCGCAATATCTGAGGAATACATTTTGCCGTGACGACATTTCCCCTGATGGTTGCCATCACGGGGAGTCCGGCGATGAATCCGAGATACACATTTCCATTGAATGAATAGTTCTCGTCATCGAACATATTCTCTTTCCACCAGTCAAGCATAACATTCTTGTTATCTAGAGGTGCAGGAACAAGGGAATTCACATCAATCTTCTCTTTAATCTCTTTCATAATCCTTCATTTTTGGTTAGACATAGAATCGGTTACCGAATCAGTAACCGACTTTTGGCTAGAATGGCTCCCGGCTGGTGCCTTACTTTAGTAGTTTGATCTGGAGAGCTTTAGCTCGAAGGATTACCTCCAGTGAATGCACTGGAGGAGATCCTCTCGTTGCAGAAGCTCTTGTAAATTACTGCTGGGCCACCATTCTTCAGGCGGCGAACCTTACATCTTGCTAAGGTTACTTCTTACACTTGGCTTTGAACCACTCGTTAATCTTTTCCTGGATGTCGATGCCGGACTCCTTGATGAGCTGCTTGAGAACACCGAGCATTCTCCAGCCTTGTCCATCATAAGACTTAGCCTTAGACTCAAGCTCCTTCAACGAGTTGGCTTCTGACATCTTTCGTCCGTTTTTCCAGAATCTGGCTCCGTGGAACATAATGAGGTTTCTCATCGTGTAGTAGGAGCCGGAACCCTTATAGGCATTGATGAAGGCATCAGACTGCTTGGTGTCCCATGCGAGATGCTTGCGCTTCTTGTTGAACTCGTGAACAGCATCGTAGACTTCCTTGTAGGTATTGCTGTCATACATCTTGCGCGCAAGATTACCGAGAGGAGCATATACCTTCTTTTCCAAGTCTGCGACGAAGATATCATCGTTCTGAAGACGTACGTAAGGATTGCCCTTACAGGTATGCTTGAATGTCTTCGTCTTCTTTCCGTTCTCGTCTTTCTTGACCTTCCAAATAAGGTTGTCGTCCACATACTTGCGGAGCTTATTGATGTAGTCATAAGCCATATCGGCAGCAACGTATCCTCCGAACCACCTGTTTCTCGCGCCGGCATTCTCGTGATCCCCGTGAGCTGCCATCTTCATCTGAGCATAGAGCTCATTTTCAAGCATGCGCCACTGGTACTCGTAGCCCTTGTGCTGCAAGACCTGGTTGAATGACCAGTTCCATCCGTCCATCTGTCTGAGCATGTGGAACATCTGGCTCATCACCCAACGGCGGAACAGCTTCCAGTTACTTACGTATCCACCCTCGACAATCTGCTTGCCTACCGCATCGATGGTCGCATCGTCCATATCAACAGGGACAGCCGCACCATTCTCGATCTTGATAAGCTTGTCGTCGCCGAGAGGGAAGTACTTACTTACGTCAACGCCTGCTGCCTTAAGAGCTTCGAGACGCATCTGCGCCTTGGTCTTCTTACCTGCACCAGCTGCATTAACCTCTACATTGTTAGCTACTACCTTAAGATTCTCACCAGTGATTGTTACAATCTGCTTCATAATTCTAATTATTTTAAATTGGTTACTAAAAATTTATTTAACTCTTGTGGATGAGGCTTACGCCCCACCCTTGTTTGGCTCAATCCAGTCTCTGAGGATAATCAGGTCCTTATCGTTCTCCGAACACCAGAACCAAGTTCCCCATCTGCCGTCCCAGTAGAGGTTTCCTCTGAGCAGCTGGATCAGTACGTACAGCTCCAGCTTGCATCTTGCTAGCTCACGTCGCTCTCCGTACATCATATCTTCGTCTGAGAGCTCTTTCTCAGACAAAGCCTTGAAGTAGTAGCGGCGATGTGATTCAGAGCGTTCTGACGGCACAGAATGCTTGTATGCCGCATATCTCTGCTCGATGCCTACAAACACAACCTCGGGTGTAAGGTAAGGCGTGTCCTTCGGCTTGTCTTCCTCGGACATTACTACCTTGCCGTTCACTCTACATGTTCTCTTCTGGAAGTTGATGGTGAACTTAGCACCATTCTCAACTTCATTGATAATCTCGTCGTATGTCATAATTCTTAAAATGTTGGTTAATAGGGATAGTGCTTATTCTAGCACTATCAGATTGGCTTCTTCGAGTTCATCCTTACTCAGTACGTCTTCGTCTTCTCCAATGTGGATATAGAACTTATCTCCGTTCGCCCACTCCATCGCACGCATATACAACCAGTGGGCATCCTCGATAGAGAATCCGTCTGCACTTACTGAATCAAGCATCTCGCCCATGCAAACTTCTGATTCCCAGTACTCTTTCTTGATTTCCTCAAGCTTCTTTAGTAATCTACTGTTCATAATTCTAAAATGTTTGGTTAATAGGAGTGCGCTCAGAGAATCTGTTGCGTAACTATATGCTTTTGATATATACAGTATTATAGTCCTGAGACTCCTGGATATAATCCAGTGATTCTCAGGATGCTGAATACTGTATTTACAATTGATTCTCCTTGCGCACCATTTGGCTCGCAATAGCTATAGCATAGTCTCAGTAGAGTGTTGCATTCCTGTATCGTCTTGATTATTGCATGTATAAGAACGGGACGCGTACCGGGCAACCGCCAGGTTGTGTCCCGTTGTCACATTACATGCAACTGAATCTGTTCTACTCTCGGCTATGCGGACTGCAATGTCCGTGACTCATCTCTAGTACTTCGTTGCATTGGTGTATGTTCGCGATTAGACCCCGAGATTGGATACGGCCGTCGATATCGATAGACATCGACGGCGGTATTCCACTCACGTGGTATTAAACCTCATACTCTTGATAAGTCGTGATGCAATTCACTTTGGTTGTTGTAGGTACACCCATAGGTCTGTTGTCTTACTATAGGTTGATGATTTAACCCGCTTGCCGATACGCGAGATTTCTGGTATTACCAGACATATCGCGTTGATACAAGGCGGGTTGAATAAACCGATACCTCCTCGTGTACCTCGTTTGGCAATAACGTTGTCTTCATCTGAGAGCGTGGCACGTAGCTGTAGCAGCTTGATTCGAGGGCTGTTGTAAGCCGCCGGAGTCCCGGATAGTGTTCCGGGAGGCCGGCGGCATGGAAACAGCACTCATAAATTAACTCTCCTTTGAAGACTACCCTCGTGCTTGGGTAATTCCCTGACCGATGGCTCGGCACAATACTTTATGTTTCTGATTTGACACAGGATTCGCCAGAATTCAGGATCCAGGCAGCCGCTCATAATTGATGAAGGTTGCCAGGATCCAGAGTTCCGGTTAAGAGACCTGTTGCATAAAACTTCTGCCATCCGTCAGGGAGTGGTGGTGTGCGCCACCTGCGGAAGTCATACGGACTGGCACATTTCTGTACTTCGTTGATGAGCTACGCCTTGTGCGCAAATTCGTCGACAATCCGTCTCAAGTTGCAAACTTGCGAACTTGGACGCATCGTCGACAAATCCCGTTATAGAGGCGCTAGCCTGAATCTGTCCGTCCTTCTCCCACGTCCGTGTGCTCGGTTACAGAGTCTGCCGGTCAGAAGATACTGCGCATAGCTTTATCAGTTTGATAGCATCCTGGTGGAGAGGATGTTGGACCATCTCTAATCAGAGATAGGTCCACATCATTCGAGACCGGATGGTTAAATCGTCGCTCTTCATTCCGGCAGCTCCTTGTGCTAGGATGCTCATCTACAGTGTATTCACCAAAGTGTTGTACGCTGCCCTGCTCGTTCGCAAGGCATTCTGAGCACAACCGATTGATAGATACCCCTTGATTTCGCTCTCTGTCTTACTCCTGTTGGCTTTCACGTTCCTGCCACGACCTCGGTCTATGCAACCTACAGCCTGAGTCTTCACGTATCCGAGGCCACCGACCTTTCTCTTGCCTGTCTTGACCGCGCGGATGCAGTCCATAACGAAGGCGTTGAGCTTGTCGATGTCCTCTTTCACGTTTATGACCGGAAGAACCTGAGTAGCCCAGGAGTAATCGCAGTACCCCTTGTAGAGATATCTGTTGACAGCATTTATGGCTTTCGTCATCGTGGTGTCACGCTTCTTTATCGTCCTCTTCTCAATCTCCTTCTGGAAGGTCTTGATACGTGTGGACGACAGGGAGATGTTGTGACCCTTGATAGAATATCCGAGGAACTTGAACCAGTGATTTGCGTCAAGATACTCAACCTTCTTTGGGTTGAGCGTCATCTGCATCATCTCCAGCTCGCTCTTCATGATATCCATGGCTTTCTCATAGTCTTCACCTACGAACAGCGTATCGTCAGAATAGCGGACGTAATATCCGTTAAGCTTAGACAGCTTGTCGTCAAGATGGTAGAGAATGACGTCAGCCAGCCATGCAGCAACAGAACATCCCTGCTTGAGGGACTGATACTTCTCACAGAGGTTGTTGTCCTCATCGAAATAGATATCCGTGTGATAGTAGTCACGAATGACATCTATCAGCGCAGATTTTCCGTACTTCTCCTCTACCTTGTCGAATGCCCAGTCGATGAATCGAATAGGCACGGAATCAAAGTACTTGGAGAAGTCACCTTTCCATCCGATGATTTTTCCCTCTGCCGAATATATTATCCGAGACACATCTTGCACCACACGACCACAGCCGATACCTTTCTGGTACGACGTACAGCGTGGATGCACCATCTCTGGCATCAGCTCGAACAGGAGGTCGTTTGCTATGCTCAGGAGTATTCTGTCCACAGCCTCATTCACATAGACCGTACGGAAATCTCCGTTGTCTTTCGGAATCTTGGCTGTATGTGGCGGCATTATCTTGTAATTGCCGCTCTTGATCCTCTGATACATAGACAGGCGAGCCTCTGGCGTTGTAAGCTGATACATGGTCGCTTTGTTCATGTCCTTGAATAAGCCTTTCTCGATAGCATACTGCCATCGTGCTTTTTCGAAGAACATTTCTAGGATTTTGTCTTCATTCATAATTCTTATGTTTTGGTTTATAGTGCCGTCTTCAGACGGCTTTTAGGCTGTTAACCCAAGAAATTCTGATAGGGTATCTATCATAAGCTTGGTTACGCATTCATCATCTATGTCGCTGACGTATTTGTTTACGTCACATCCATAGAGTTCTTCCCCTTCTTCGACTGCTCGCAATGCCTGTCTTGGAATATCTCTTATAACGAAATCCAAATCAGCCTTTGTCTCGCAATCGTCAATGATACCATCAGGAATGTTGAGAAGCACGTTGTCTTTCTCATCAACGAGATGCCATTCATATTGTCCTGGAATAAATCTTACGTTGTTCATAATTCTTGTGTATTGGTTATAGTGGAGGCAATAGCCTCCTTTTGGGCTAAAACCAATATTCTCCGGAGCCTTCGTCATAGTGAGGGTAATAATCGGATGATGCCTGGTCCGCATCGTAATCCATCTGAGCCATCTCCTCCGCTACTGCCCTATCTCCGCACTCACGGAAATATTTCTCTTCCAATTCTTTCTGCATTTCTCTTGTCATAATCGTAATGTTTTGGTTATTGTGCGCAGTCCTTAGCTGCGCTTTTCAGCTTTTCGTTTCATATACTCCTGCCACCATTCCTGGATTTTCATTTCTCCTGCGTGCAGTCTTTTCCAATAGTCTTCTGAACAAGCTATCGATATAAGCTTGTCTGCTAACTCTGCCTGATTCTCCATGATTCCTACGAGTTTAGTTTTCTGATAACTGAATTTACCTCATCAATATATGAGTTACTTCTCTCTATCTGCTCTTTGCCGTCTTTCTTGATACTTCATCTCCACATAGATACTACGCTCACAAATCTCAATGCATCTCTCGTGTGCAATATTCTCGGACAAGGCATCAAACTCGATATGGGTGCTGCCAGATGATGGCTTGCCCACACAATACTTGTGCCCGTCACGATAGCACACGATTCTTCTGTTCACGCGATAGAAGGTTCTGCTGCCCTTCTGTGAAATTGTAATCTTTCCCATAATTCTATTTTATTGGTTAATAGAAGAGGAGCATGCAAGCTCCCCTTGTTAGGCTGTTTCTTTTAGTTTGATTCCATTCTCTTCGAGAGCGACCTTGATCAGCTCGTCAGAGTCCTCGTAGTACTCTCCCCAGCAGGAATCAATCTCCTCCCAGTCGTAGGAGTCAAAAGAGTCTCCGTCGTCGTACATTTTAGTGTAGTGACGCTTCTTTTCAAGGACAAATCCTTTTACGTCACCCCACATCCACATACCAATATCCTTGACTTCGCTCTCAAACAGCTCGATGGAACGATTCTTCCAGTTCTTGGTATTCGTATCCACCATCTTCTTGAAGCGCTCCTTGTCACAATAGGCAACACCTTCTACGTAGTCTCCCTGGCAGTATCCTGTGGAAGACCACTCGTATATCACGATTTCGCAAGCTATGTCATCAAGCAGCCAGATCAAGTCCTCGTTGTTCATAGGCTCAATCATCTCTGCTCTCATGTCATAGTTCTTGATTTCGTCAGGAGTGAACTCTACCGAAGTCTTGTACGCCTCTCTGCTGTCGTAATAATCAAGTTCCCATACATGAGAGCTTCTATCATACGATAATTTAGCAGAGCGGTGCTTGTTGCTCTTCAGATATTTTACAAGACGATTCTGCGGAACATACTTGTATACAAGCTCACGGAGAGCATCCTGCAAGCTGTGGTCGTTTGTGTCGTATTTTCTATCATATATTTCATCCCAGTTGCAGCCGTTACTTAATCTTCCACTACCACAACTGGTATACTCCCAAAGATACACACCTGCCAAATCCCATGCAGAGCAAGGCGATTCAGCATCCTCATCCTGGTAAATGGTGATTCTGTAATCACCGATTTCCTTCTTTGCAAATTCGTAACTCATATCTAATATCATTTAAATGGTTTAACATTGAATACCCCCATGCTAGGGGATATTGTTAGGCTTCCTCGTAAGCTTCCTCCATCATAGAGTGAATCTCTTCAAGCTCGTTGGAGAAATTGTACTTGATGTTGTACGTGCCGAACGCCTTGAAATACCATTCTTCGAGATACTCCCTATCCTTGTTCGCCTGCTCACTGTCTTCTGCGGCATCAAGTCTGGCTACCATGGCAGGATACAAATCGTAGTAATCGTCGCCATCGTAGTCCGTCGCCCAGAACGTACCTGTAACGTGTCTGGGATAATCGTTGTACAGATTGGCAAAATTACCATCCATGCGCTGGTCGTTAAGATGGAGGTATTTCTTCATCTCTCTGTTTACCTTGCGAGTAAACTCCCACGCAAGGGACTGGATATTCTCTCTAAGCATATCTGCAATGTATTCTTCCAGATCTTCTGCGTCATCGAAATTTTCAAGACACTCACGATAGGTGCTCTCGATAACAGCGGCAAAACTTGCCACACCGATATAATCGGCTACTTTCTCGATAACTTCACCCTTGTTGTTCATGACAACTTCTACAATATTCTTTTCCATAATTCATCTGTTTAAATGGTTGATAATGGTTCCCTCCGAAGAGGGATTTTAGCTGATTAAACTCTCGTTGAGCGTGTACGTATCAATATCGTACTCATAATCGGTTCCGTCGGTACACTGAGATTGGTGGCGGTAACCACGCAAATCCTCAATCTGCTCTTTTGTTGCTCCGTCGTCCTTGGCTACCTTACAACATCTTCTGATACTACCTGCTACAACAAGTAATTCACGGCTATCGTATGTATGCCAGTTGTCTGTGCGATAGAGCGCATAAATTTTCTTTGCCATAATTCTATTTTTAAATGGTTAATAATGGTTCCCCACATTATCGTGGGGAGTTTTAGCTAAAACATAAAGATACTCCGACGGGTTTTGTAGAAAAACTTGTACGCTTCAATCTCTTCTAGTTCTGGAACGTAATACACCTCTAGCTTGCCTGTATCCTTATGTAAGTCGGCAATGGAAAATAAGCCGTCATGCATCCACTTGATGAGATCCACGCGTCTTACCTCGTTCTCTGCTGAATCAACGATTTCGCACTTCAGCAAATCGTCATTCAAAATTTTCTCTAAGTCACTCATAATTTACATATTAATTATAGTTACACATTACTTCTGACTCACTTACAATTTCAGCACAATACTTGCAGCGATGGCACATTATGTAGCCTTTTGCCAGTAATTTGCTAAACCTTGGATATGGGCATTTCTCGCCCATGCTAGCTCTCGTAATCTCAATTTTCTTCATATTTCAATCTGTTTGGTTAATAGAAATCCCCACCCGTGAGAGTGAGGATTGGTTTGGCTTAATACAGACAAGCTCTGAAACAAAGCTTGTCGCTTATCACGCCATCTTTCTGCAATCCGTCCTTCCAGTCATTGAAAGTCATGTTCAAGTCAAGGTTGAACTTTGTCTTCTTGCCAGTGTAGTCGATGCCACACTCGTCACAAAACTCCCAGAATGCCTTTCTCAGCTCCTTCTGGTTCGTAATCTGAAATTTATTCGCCATAATTCAAATAATTTATCTGGTTAAACAATAGAAGGCACGCTCATACATGGGCGCACCTTTTTAGGCAAATACTATTCATCTTCATCCTCTTCTTCATTGTCTTCCTCTTCGTCAAGACAATAATAGCTGTCAAGCTCATCTGTGCCGGAATAGCCTTCATCTTTACACTGCTCGTAACTGCGTAGTCCTGTCTTGGCATAAATAATGTCTGTCATCGTCTGCTCGTTCAAGCCATTTATATCCGAGACAAGTCCAACCTCGTCCTCTGTGGCGATATTGTTATCAACAATGAAATCCCACAGCATAGCTTCAATACTTTCTTTCATATCCTTTGAATATTTAGTTAATAATTGTACCTACGTGTTTCCACGCAGGATTTTTGGCTTAATAGAGATACTTGTCTGTGTTCACTCCAAGGATATAGGCGAGTTCAAGCATCTTCTTTGCTATATTCTTGAACCAGTCTCCCACAAAATTGTGGTCATGGCATTTCCATAACTTTCCAATCTGCTTGATGTCGTAATCCGCAAACGCTATGTTTACGGTACTACACAACCCTTGGAGCCAGTCTGTAAGCAGACTAAGACGTGATAATCTACGCTTGTCGTTCTTTACCATCTCCTCGTGGAACATCTTGAATGCGAACTCGATTTTCATCTTGTCGCTCAAGACGCTGACATCTACGTCGTCGGAGTGGATGGAATCCAATATATATGAATACCATTTCATATTCTGCTCACTCATCTCGGCAGCTGTTCTGATAGCTGCAATTTCCTGTCTTTCGTTCATAATTCTCATTTTTATGGTTAAACATGGTTTCTGTGCAGTCTATCTGCACAGAATGTTTGCTAAAATCTGCGAGGGCGCATACAGGCATGTTCTATCTCCTTTGCTTTTTTGTCTACTCGTGCCGTACGTCTGAAATACTCGCTTTTATCGAGCTTCTTTTTCGCACACTCCTCACTGATAACTGCCTTGTGGCTCGCTACGAGCCTGGCAAGGAACCTTCTGTCTCCGTCTGTCATAATTCTAAAGTATTTGGTTAATAATAGAAGTGTAGCCCTATAGGAGGACTACATTTGATTAGGCTATCTTTTTCCAACCTCCCTGAAACGGATGACATCCGGCATCAACGCACGCCTCAATTTCCTCAACAGATAGGTAGTCAATGCGTATATACGCAGGATAACAATCAGGGTCCTCCATTGTTGGGTCTGTGTAGCAGTGCATATCATCCTCGTCGTCAGCCTCGTAATCGTACAATCCGTACAACTCATTCTTTTGGCAATACACGAGATAACGCTCCATTGCTTGCTCCTCGTCGTCAGCGTAGATGTCAATGATAGGCTCTACGTAACAGAACCGGTACAAATGCGTACCATCTTCCTTTGTGTTAAATGTGTTCATAATTTATTCTGTTTTGGTTAATAGCAGGCAGCACATTATCGTACTGCCCAGTTCTGGCTAGAGATTGTACACCGGACTTTCTGAAGCACACAGAATCGTAGGACCGGTGAGAATGGAGAATGCACAAGGGTCGAAACTCTCGATTTTCTTCATGCTCTCGATATACTTCTGAATCTCTGCTCGTATGGATGACAGACTCAATCTGCCATCAACTGGCATGATAGAATCCATGCCCACCATTTCCACAACGCTCACCTCATCGGTAAATCTCATGTTCACAAGGTCAAATTTATTGATTTTGTGATAAAATTGTACCCATCTACTCATAATTCTACATTTTGGTTTATAGGAGAGGGAGAAATAACTCCCTCAATTTCAGGCTAAGTGTTTCACCATGTAGGCGACAAGTCTGCTAAACTCCTTGGAGAGCTCGTCGTTGTCGTGGTGTGAGTAGAAACAGAATATACCGCATTCGTCCTGGTCGATAGTCTTCAAGTCCTCCTTGTAATAGGTGGTCGAGACTCTAATCAATCCGTTGTCGTTGTTAATGCTAATGTCCACGGAAATACGCTTGTTATTCGTTGAGTCTCTCTGTACCTCCTGCACCATAGGGAGAATGACTTCTATCAAATACTTCGTGTTGTCTAATAATTCATACATAATTCTCTGATTTTATTGGTTTAACATAGTATGCCCAGGAAAATGCCTGAGCACATTTTTGGCTACTAGTACTTGTTGAGCAGGAAAATCAGAATAATGCCATCGCCATTCAGGAGAGTCTGGCTCTTGTTCTCGTCAGTCATTATGTTTTCACATATTCCCTCAAAGAGCGGATACGGGTCTCCGGCAATACTCTTGTAATACAATGCCATGTACGTACCAGGGATGAGAGGATAAGAATCCTCAGGTTCTCCGCCGAATACGTCACACGCCTGTGTATCAATCAGGACACGACGTACAGAGAAATTGCCATCAACTTCCTCTGCATCCATTCCACGCAAGAGGTCGACAATCTCATTCTTGCTCAAATCTTGCTTTAATATTCTATCCATATTTCTCTAATATTTTGGTTAATAGAAGAGAGGAGCGGAAACTCCTCTCAGATTTGGCTACTTTGTGAGACCTACGAACGTTGTAGGTCCCTCTGCTGTGTAACTGGCGTTAAGCTCTGAAATCTCATTCGCCTGGCTGATAACTGTCTTTCTCAGCATCACGTTTGCTCTGTGACAATTATACAGAGTAATTGATACTGCAAACAATGCAAAGCACACTACGACAAATAATGCCACGAAAATTTTCTGTTTCATAATTCTGTAATTTAATTGGTTATATTATCGTACTGCCCAAATTGAATGAGCAGTTTTTAGGCTGAAATTTTCCAAGCACAATTTTCGTACTTTCCAAAACTCTCACGCTCCAGGCAGGATGAAATTCTCCAAGCGGAGCGTGGATCTCCACAGCTCACGGAAATACCACTTGCCCTTTTTCGTACTGCTCCAAATATGCACAAGCAGAATTCCGTAAAGAATTCCAAGCACATTCAGGAGAATTATCGTACTTGCCAAGCAAATGAATATTGGCGAAGTCTGAATAAATCCAAGCACAATTATCGTACTTGAATAAATGATGATTCTTGCTTTCATAATTCTAATTTTATTGGTAATTGTTCCGTAGCCACACACGACAATTATCGTACCGGCTACGGATTTTTAGGCTCACGCCACGCAGAATAATGTAAGCACACCATTCTGCAAAGACCCGAATTCTACGTGACTTAAAATCTCCTGAGCATCTGCAATGATACTCTCTACCTCTTTCATATCGAGGCATTTAATTCTCATCGTACTCATAATTCTGTAATTTTGGTTATTGTTCCCTACAAAAGTAGGGAGATTAGGCTACTAAATTCCGGCAGACCAAGCGAATCTTTCTTCTTCATCATTCAGTCTGTAGATACTGGAAAGCATACCAAACAGGCGAGGACTGCTGCTAACGAGTTCATCGTAGGCATCCTCTGCACTCTGGTCTGTTACATTAATACGCACAAGCGTCTTTCTTATCTTCTTCAAAATCTGTTCTTTCATAATTTCTAATATTTAAATGGTTTGTAATTGTAGGGCGGAGATTTCTCGCCGCCCCGTTAGCCAGGATGTGCATCTTTGCACCACGTTTTATCTTTATCGTCTTAACTACGTGGCTCACACCCTACAGTTATTATGGACTGCATCCAGTCAGTTTCTCTCGCTGCAAACTATTACGTTACCTGTGCCAACTGACAACACATTTCAGATAGCTCTCTTTTTTCGGATATACCTCACGTGGAATATAGCTACATTATCCACGGTGATTTCACGGATAACCACTCCGCACGGCTCACAACACCATATAGAATATGAATTATGATTTCTTTCTAGAACTCTCATCTCGCTAGATGATACAAATTCCCTAGCCGTCGTGCCGTCTCATCTCATTCGACGCTCACGCCAGGAATTTTTGCGTATCTCTCGGATGGATGTCTCTGAGTAACTCGTTACTCTCTCCCATCTCGGTGTGCCTCTCGCACTCTCGATTTACTGAGATGCTTCTCTGAAATTTTGGCAATTAGTCCCCTGAGGGAGAATAAATTCTCTCTCTGAGTTAAGCCCACACACCACGACAAGGTTTCCAAAATCGTGTGGGAAAAATAAGGATACGACGATCCGCTCCAAGTTGAAAAACCTGGAGTAAAATTTCCCACTGGCTACCTGCTAGATAGTCAGTGGGGAAAATGTAAGGGGTAAAAGATAGGTAGTTTTTCGCTACCTATCAGGTTTAGTTACTTTTGCGCTGCTGCTAACTTTGCCTGTAAATCTGCAATTTGCTTCTGTAAATCCGTGATAGTCTCAGATTTTTTCTTTGCTACCTTTGCACCGTCTGCAAATTTATGGTGTAAATCTGACAATTTACTACCTAATCGCTGCAAGCTATCTATAATCGATGTTTGCTTATCTTTGCCGTTTGTATCAAGCCACGCAAAGAAATTAGGCAAATTGTGCGTGCGTGAAAACTCACTAACGGCGGTACGCACGCACTCTGTTTGCAGGTTGCAATATGCCGTATCTGCTAGCACGTACTTTGTAGCGAGCTTGTTGTACTTTGCACGTGCGCTCTCTAATTCTTTCTTTGCTGCCATTAACTCGCTATCTGTAGTTTCAGAAAGAAGCTTCTTTCTGTAGCTATTAAGCACGTCTAAACTCTGTGCTAAAACAGCACTTTTCTTGCACTCGCTAACATAACTAGCTACCTTTGTGCTCACGTGCTCGTAACCTTGAGCACCTTTTGTCTCTTTATCCATAGTCTATTTGTTTAAATGGTTGCAAAGGAAAATCCCTTTGTACCTACATAACTGCAAAGGTAATGCCAAACAACCAGTTTAAAAATAGCCTATTTATGCATTTAACATCTCGTAAGTAACTTATAATCAGTTAGTTATGAAGCTTGTAATAATTCCACCATTTGACAGTATTTGTGAGTTTATGTTAATGTTATAATATTTTAACTCATCTGCCAAAATGGCAAAACGTAACTATCTAATAATCAATATGTTACAAAGTATATCGTGTCAGCATTTGTTAAATTTATAACCTTTTTAAGTTAACGAACATTAATCTTTACAAACGTGTAACTAGTTAATAATCAAATAGTTATAACTGCCAAATTGTCAGTTAATGATATATAATTTTAACTATATATGTAATACTATTTTATTAATTTAGTTAAAATACCTTTAGCATGTTAAACACCGAATATTTATACAAGAATAAATATTGTAAAGATTTATTGGGTCAAGTAATATGTAATAATCTTTTGTGTTCCACGGTGGATATTTATACAAAATATGGAATTAAAATACGTTATAAGTGACTGATATTTAAGGGGTTACAAAAGTTAGTTTATAATATAAACAAACAATGTTAAAAAGTGTAAAAATGGATGTTTCACGTTGGTTTATATAGTGTAAACTAACATTGTTTGTCCTATCTTTTCAAAATAGACCCCCACACCCCCTATATAGCCATAAATCAGCGCGGTAGTCACCTCATCTAAAAATTTTTTCTTCCGATTTTTCAGCCTTCTTGTAAAGTAAACTTACTTTGCCTTCAGAAATTATATTTATGCATATTCATTCATCTATCTATTTTTAACATTTGGCAACATTAACTTCTATATTGGTGAGCAAAACCATAAATGTATATCTATTATTCATCAAATGTATATCCAATATGTATATTTATACCCTTTATTTACTAGGGTTATAGCATATCTACAGGATATTTTCCGTATCTTTGTATTGTCGATATTTTATAGTCGACATGTTGTAAGGACGGGCTGACACGTGTTATCCGTCAGAAAGTCCCTGTTTATCGGGGGTAATCCTACACAATAACGGAAAATTAATATTATTATTGTACATAAATGGAAAATGGTATTGCTATAGACACATTGCACGCTCAGCTGCTGGACCTTTCGAGGCATGACGAGTACGGCTTCGAAGAGCTCCGTTGTCAGGACTGGGGTAAGGCGAACTCTGAGAAGTACAACAAGCTGAAGTCTAATTTCATCAGGTCAATGAGACGTCTGGCGAAGAAGGCTCCGGTGAAGTACTATGGCGGTTCGTACTACATGTTCAACGGTAAGATATATGAAGCTGTTCCGAAGATAGTCCTTGAGCAGGCTTACCAGCTGCTGCTCCTCGACCTGGCCATGGCTCCTATGCTCGGCATCAGCACGGTGATGAACAAGTCGTTCATGGAGGTGATAGAGTGCTACAACATACTGAGACCTACCTTCGATATCGTTGCATTCGCCAACGGAGTTGTTGACTTCGGCAGCGGTCTGAAGTATCCGAACGTGATGCCGTTCTCTCCAGAGTACCATGTCACATACTACCACCCATACGACTATAATCCGAAGGCGAAGTGTGACAGGTGGATGAACTTCATCAAGGAGGTCCTTCCGGACAGGACGTCGAGGATGATCCTCCAGATGTTCCTCGGCCTCGGTCTCATACAGAGAGGTACTGCATACAATCCGTACGAGGGGAAGGAGTCATCGAAGATTGAGCTCTGTCTTCTCCTTATAGGTACGGGAGCCAACGGAAAGAGCGTCATCTTCGACGTTGCCTGCAACATATTCGGCAAGGACAGGATAAGCAAGATGGACTACGCAGACCTCACTGCCGACGGTGACGAGGGAATGAGGGGAAGGTATCCCATCAGGAACGCCATCTTCAACTGGTCTTCCGATTCCGACCCGAAGAAGTTCGGAAGGAAGAATACCGGAATGTTCAAGAGACTCGTGAGTGGCGAGCCCGTCCCGATGAGAAAGCTCGGCAGGGATATCCTGGAGGGGAACTCAATCCCCTACCTCGTCTTCAACCTCAATGAGCTTCCGTTCCCAGACGATGCTTCGCTCGGATTCATCAGGCGCTTGCAGTACGTGAGCTTCGACGTGACCATACCAAAGGAGAGGCAGGACCCGGAGCTGGCGAGCAAGATCATCCGTGAGGAGCTGAGCGGAGTGTTCAACTGGATATTCCGTGGCGCAATGGAGCTGAGGAGCAGGAAGTACAGATTCCCGGCAGCTGAGGGCAGCAGAAGGCAGCTGCTCATCTCTCTTCTAGGAAGCAATCCTATATATGCCTGGATAAGGGCGTATGATATGAGGTGCAGCCCAGAGGCGAGGGGCGAGATTTCGGAGTGCATGCTTGCTAAGGAGATGTATGAGAGGTTCGTCGAGTTCTGCAAGGCCAACGATGTCGAGGAGAAGGATATCCCTACGATTCAGAAGTTCGGGCGTGATATGAGCGACAAGTACGGCTTCTTCAAGAAGAGGTCCCAGGGCGGAATGACGTATCAGGTGTACGGCGCGCAGATGATTGACCTGAAGCAGGAGCTTCTCATCAATGACGTGAAGAATAAATTGCGTGGTGAGGAGGACATCAAACAGCCGGAGAGCTTCATTCAGCCTGATGATTAACGGTTATAAAACAGATTTCTATGATAGACAAGGAATATATCAAGGAGATTATCTCCCGTATCACGAAGAAGAAGGCTGACGGGAATATTGTTCCGGCCACCGCTTCGATGAGCGAGATTATGACTGCTGTACGCGAGGATGCCCTGGAGTGCATGAGGATCATGTGCAACGATAGGGAGATTGCGGTGAACAGAACGTTGAACAGTGTTTCATTCAAGTGCCTATGAGAAGACATCACAATCCTAATAAAGTACCGCCGTTCAAACCAGACCCCGAACATTGGACTAAAAAAGTTCATTCTTGGAAGGCGAAGGTTGCATACGAGACTGAGGATGATGCTTGGGAGTTTCTGAACCAAAATCCGAAGCTGAAGGCGAAAGAGCCTGTGGTTTACAGGTACTCTGTATGTAATAAGTTTCACGTTTCAATACATTACAAAAAAAATAAATAGCTTATGATTAAAGAAGAAGATATTAAGGAGGGATTGAAGTTCTTACTTCCATGCGAGAGTATAGAACGCACCAGAGGAGGATTTCTCTATTATGTCAATACAAAGAAAGGACACTGCATGTCACTGATTGAACCTACAGATGTTTTTTGTGTAGAGTCTGTTAAAAATGACTGTGTTTATTGTAGCGTTCGCAACATTACTAATGTACGCGTAGATTTAGATATTTTGCAGAAGAATGGTATCTATCCTGAATATGCAGAAAATCTGTTTGATGAATGGAAGAATTCTATCATCAGTGATAATCTTAATTGGAGCGAGTTGCCATTTAATAGTATTATTATGGGAGAACAAAGCGAAATGACAGAGCAAGTGTCTCATCCTTCTCATTACGCTTGGTTGAAGGATTTGTGCGGTGTTGAGCCTTTGGATATTTGCAGACATCTTGACTTCAATACAGGGAACGCTATCAAGTATCTCCTGCGCAAGGATAGGGTGGATGGCAACAAAACAAAGACCGAGAAGCGCATTGAGGACTTGCGTAAGGCAATTTTTTATATTAATGACGAAATAAATGAATTAAATGGAAGAAATATGGAAAAATAGAACAGATGACACTCTTCCATGCGAACAATGGAAGTTGATAAATGGATGCAGTAACTATTACGTTTCTTCTCTAGGAAGAGTGAAGACATCAGATAGACATTCTTCGCGTAAGAGAAAAAATAGAAAGGACGATATTGTGTTTGTGAAGGGAAAAATCCTAAAGCAATCGGAAAATAAGGACGGGTATTTAAGATGCTGCATCATTTATGATAACGGTGACAAGAAGAGTGTATATGTTCATAGGCTTGTGATTAAGACATTCTTGGGGGATAGCACATTGCCCCAAATAAACCATATTGACGAAAATAAGCACAATAATAGTGTTGAAAATCTCGAATGGTGTGATGTTAAATATAACGCAAACTATGGTAACAGAAATACAAAAATATCTGATTACCAACATCGTCACCCAAAAATAGGGAAATGTGTGAAAATGTTTTCTCTTGATGGTGAAGAAATAGAAACGTTCTGTAGCGTGCATGATGCGGCTAGGAAAACAGGTTTCAGTATGGGAAACATTAGCGGAATGTGTAATGGTTCTAATAAGTATTCTCATGTAGGTGGATATATATTTAAGTTTGGATAAAAACGTAAGGAACATGGAGCAGACTGATTACACTTGCAAGGATTGCGTATTGTTGAATGATGAAGATTTTGAGTTCCCATATTGCATGGGCAAAAACTCATATACATACGTAAATCCTGACGATGATGCCTGCGGAGACATTATTCCGCTGGTATATACGTGCAAGGATTGTTTCTTCTTCAAGAATGGGGTTTGCAATGACCCTAATGAGACTAGGTTCACTTCTGAGGAGAATCCATCTTGTATTGGTTTCGAGTATAAGGAAATAAAAGTTGAACTTTAAAATATTGTTATCATGGCATTACCATTTGGAAAGACTATCAAGACAAGACACTTCACCGTACTGAAGTTCAGCAAGAGCTTGTCTAAGAAAGAAGTTGCTTCTCTCAGAGAGGATATCCCTGCTGAGATCAAGAAGCATTTACAGAGAGGCTCGCTGCCTTTCATCAAGATTGCGAATATTGCCGGCACATGGGGTATCGAGTACTCTATCGGCACATCCATGTACGCTGCACTCGATGAATGTGTTCCTGTGGTCGTAGGAGACCATTATGAGTTCTCCAAGGATGATGGAAACATCATCGAGGCATTTGCCCAGCTTATGTATGCGGATACATCGTTGCCTGGCGATGCAGAATATACGGCAGGTAAGTTGAAGCTTCGTGACGAGTACCTTGCTCGTGAGGCTGCGAGACTGAATGCTGCTGCCGACGAGGGTAAGACAGAAGAGCAGCTTCGCAAGGAGAGCGATGAGGCCGTGCAGGAAGTCATCGACCGAGATAAGCACGCCGAGACTATTCTTGAGATGGCAGAGCAGATTAAGAAGGAAGGAGGCAAGGATGAGCGATAAATTGCTTGAGGTCGTTCAAGACCATACTTCCCTAGTACAGGCACTCCAGTTCATCTTGGAGGCCGCAGAGACGAAGAAACTGCCATCATACGGCGTTCTTCCTACGTTTAATGACGATATGCTTGAAGATCAGGTGCGAATTGCGCTTGAACTCATCACCGGAGAGAAGTATCCCTGATTGAGTTTATATTTTTCTTCTACTTTCATAATATAAAAGTGAGGGGGTGGTATCTGTGAAGACACCACCCCTCGTAACCAATTAAACAGAATTACGAACAGCAGAACGAATCTGTGAACGTATATCTGCCTGCAAAGGTACTTGGTTTTGCAGAAATTCTAGTAAAACAAAGTTACTTTAACACGAATTTAACTATTTCTTCTTCTTTTGGAATGTCGCCTGGCCATTTTTAAAGATAATGCAGTCCTCGCAGCATCGAGGCATTGACAGAGGAATGTAGTAATGGACCACATTGTTTTCCGTATCAATTTCATCCTGCTTAATCTTAGAATAGTCTGCTATCATGGCTGTCGTCTTTTGCCACTCTGGAGAGCCAAACTTCTGCTTGCGCTGAGCGATAACGAGGTTTCTCAGAATCTCTTCCTTCGAGGTAGCCTTAATAAGTTCCTCCTGGGTGAGCTCATCGGCGTTCTCGTTCTTCACTTTCTTTCCCTGCACCTCTGCGATTCTCTTCTGAACGGACTCCTGGGCTTCTAGCTTGTTCATCTCTCCTTCAAGGAAAGATTTCTCCCAGTTGAGACCTTCTCCCTGAAAGGCGATAGCCCAACAGTCCCTCGTTGGCATACCTGAGCCACGGAGGCTGGCATAGATGTAATAGCGAGGGTCTTTCATCTTAAGAGCCTTCGCCTTCTTGTACGTATCGACGGATAACGTGTATCCTTTTGTTTCTTCAATCATAATCTTGATATTTAAAAGTTCAACGTTTGCTGCCTGCGGTGTTCTCTCCATACATTGATAGACTTGCCGTATATCCAATAGTCGAACACTTCTTCCGGCGACAATCCTTCGTCTATCATCCTTCCGCTAGCCTGGATATCCTTGATGGCCTTAATCCAACTATTATAGATATGCGGATAGCGTTTGCAGTCGGCGAGTTTCTGCTTATAGTTGTGCATAGGGCAGCACAGGCAGCCAATCCTATAGTAGCCCTCGTCGTACAGCTTGCAATGCTTAATACCGAGTGTGTTCAAGAATAGCCATACATCATCATCTGTCCACTCTATGATTGGAGAGATTAAGAGCGATTCGTAGCCTCTGATGCAGCCGATGGTACGCTCATCACTGGCATTGGTGATGTTAATCTCGTGGATGCCCCACCGGGTTGGACGGCCACGCTTCTGACTGTTCCTTTTATCACGGAACTCGTCAAGACCTTCAAGAGAGCCGCTGTACTTATGGTTGGTAATCTCGACCTCACTCCTACCCGAACGCTGTCTGCTTTCTGCGTGACGGATTCCGATGAGGACAACATTGCCTGCGCCGATACCTTCTTTATAGACTCGACAGCACCATCGTATCAGTCTTGTCGGAAGCATGCCTTCCTTACGGGCCTGGTTATAGATGCTGATTTTCGGCTTTATCATATCTACGTCCGGATAGTGCTTGCGGCAGAACTTGATTACTTCTGGTGGATCGACGGACGTAAGCCCCATGTGAGCCTTGAACTTCACGCCTGCAATCTTGGCAATGTGATAAAGACACTGACTATCCTTGCCTGAGCTGAACGATAGATAGAAGCCTTCGTTAGGTGAGTATGCCAGTGCAAGCTTCTCCGCCTTTCTCAGCAGCTCTACAGAGTGCTTTATCTTCTCCTGGAATTCTTTAGGAAACTTCGGAAGAATTTCTTCTAAAGTGAAATTTAATTCAGAATTTATCATATCATTTCTTTTTATGCGTGAAAACTTATACAATGATATATCTATAGCCATCCTTTACGATGTTCCCATTGTGCCTAATATTGTTCATACGCAGAAAGCCGCGATGGAGATTGTTTTTTCTTTCAGCTTCTCTCATACTGTCATAACATGCCGAAAGATAGCCTTCACTGTCATATTGAAACACGGATACATGATGATTCTTGCTCTTTTGTTCGTACGGTTTCAATTCTTCTCCGTGGAACGCGAATCTGTATCCCTTGCAACTCTTTACGACACCCTGGCAAACGCTATACAAAGCCCTCCTGTTAACGTTTAGCTCTATGCAAGCCTCGTTGCTACAATCGAAAGTCTTTAGGAATGTACCTTTCATATCATAAACGTCAATAGGCCTATTGTTTCCATTTGCAATATATGACTCTTTTAGGCGCTTCATATGATTACCGTAATTAATATTATACTTCTGTGTACACCACTCTAAGTTATCGTACCTGTTATTAGACTTATCTTCATCCTTGTGATTAATAATCGGAAAGTTTTTTGGATTTGGGACGAATGCAGATGCAACAAGTCGATGGACATAAAATCGTCTTCCTTTATTCAATTTCCAAAGTGAGACAAATTGATATCCATGCCCATTATCGCTATGTGGCAGAATGTGTCCTTTTGCGATTTGTCCTCCAGAGTTCGGCTTCACTCTGTCTAAAGAGCGAACTCTTCCCATGTTGCTAACCTGATACATACCTTCGTATCCTTCAATGTCTTTCCAAATTTCAATACTGTTATCCATCCTCAGTGAATTTAAAAGTTACCTCAGTGATTAAAAGAATGGGAAGGCCCACTGAGTTAGCCTTATCAGTTGGTAGCTACTCCAACCTATCCCAATGCAAATATACGAAAAATACTGCATATTTATGCGATTAACTGCATATTTATACAGCATTTTTTATTATTTTCTCCGAAAAGCGAACTCAACTCTACATTTGCACGAAACATGCGCCGGGATAACCATCGTATTTAATGGATGCATATACCCACATAGGTCATCACACACTGGGCAGTTGTAGCTACTGCCTCTGTGAACGAAGTATCCAACAGCTCCACGCTCCTGCCCATACTCCTGCTCTGCCTGGCCCCACGCTAAAGCAATCACCTGAGAAGCGTTTCTTACGATGTTCTGATAGGCGTTCTTGTAGTATCCTTTTCCGTAAGAAGGAACATCGATGTTGATATCCTTTCTCTTCGCCTTGGTGATGACTGATGTGTGATATGGGTCTTTATAGCCTGTGCGGATGGAAGACAGGAGCTGCTGGTCTGAATATCCCATCAAGGTTCCTGCCTTGATCATTCTTACAATATCTTCGGCAAAGTTTCCGAGATAGACGGCGTTTCTTTCGGATGTCGTCTTTCCGTAGATGTCGCTGACGAGAAATGATTCTATATTCTCGCTGTCAATCCCGAGAATCTTGCACGAAGCCTTGGAGTAAGCAGAGATGTAGCTATTGATACTCTCCTCTGCATCAGCAGTAACATTCTTGGCGTAAGAGAGCAGGGCTGACTCGTTTGTGAGCCTGCCCGCACCTCTGTATCGCTTACTTGCGGCAATTATTTTCTGTGTCGATTTCCAGAGAATATCTGCAACATGGTCCTCGCAGTTTCGGATTGCCTGCAAGCGCTTCCTGCTGTAATCGACAGAACGTTTTAACTCATCCATAGGCTATTAATGGGTTTGATTGTAGTGCTTCCAATTATTCTTGTCGTCCACGTCATTGTTGTGATTCTTGTCCCATTTCTTGCCACTGCGATTTGGTCTCCCTGCCTTGCGGCCACCGCCGGTGTTTATGTCGTTACCACCCTGCTGTTTATTGATTCGCGCAGTAGCCCTCTCCTCCTCGATAGCATTCTCTGTCTCATTATCCGCACGCTGAATATCCATGAGGAGGTCCTGCTGATCCTCTTCCTTCTTTTCTCGTAAGATACGCTCCCACTCGGCATTCTTAGGGAAGTCAGGACAACGCTCCGATGCAGTCTGCTTCGATAGGAATCCGTTCTGAACGGCAGTTGCAAGATTTGTAAGAAGTTCCGTCTTGTTCTGATGTGTATAAGGCTCAATCCATGCATTGATATCGAGACCAACAATAGAAGCCGTCGCATTGTTTTCGTGGCCGATTCCAAACTTGGCAATTTCTACCAGCTTATCAAGGAATGGCTGCAACTTCTGAGAATCATTCATGGCTACCTCTAATGCAGGAGAATAAAGAAGCTTGATGGCTACACCAGGGAGGTCTCCTGACTTCAGCTCGGGAGGTTTTACGGTAAATGACAGCTCATAGATGAGGTCATACGACTTGTTGAGCTGGGTCGCAAAAGCTTCTGATGCATCGGTTCCATTGAGGAATCCCGCATCGTTATCCTTGCTATTCATAGCGATAACCTTGGCGGCTCCAGTCATATCGTCGCCCGAAATGGTAATCTCCTCACCATCACCCTTTACGTAGAATACAGGGAAAGCGTACGCCTTGTTGTTCTCGCAAAGATACGAGAATGCCTCCTCGTAATCTTCGATGTTCTTCTGAACATTGGACCAGCATGGTCCCTCATCATTTCTGATGTATGCAACCGGAATTGAATTGAAGTGATGTTCTTTCTTTTCGGCAAGAGCATATCCGTTCATTCCGAACAATCCCTTAATGAGGTTCGCTGCCTTCTTCGTTACGCTCTTTTTACCAACATCATTTCTGAACCTATAATAATAGGTATCATCCCAGACCTCAACCCACTCGATCTGAGCGTTTCCGTCTTCATCCAAGTCGTAATACTTACGGGCGAATACAGAGAGTTCTCCTGTTCTTGAATCGTAATGCGGGTAGAGATAGTCTCCATTCTTGAATGACAGAACCTTAACTCCGAACTTTCCTTTGTCGATATAGCCGACTGCGGCGGTTTCTGCAACGATCATGTAAGAGCTTACCGCTTCAAAGAACGCAATCTCCATATTGTGCATAAGCCATCCCTTCTTGAAGACATTGAGGTTCTTCTGGGATTCCTCTTCCTCTTCAAGCTCATCTGTGCTGTCTGCGAGCTCGAACTGAATGTCGTTTCCGGTTAGGTGTAAGGTATGTTTTGTTGCGATAACCTGTTGGAAAGCAAATGCGCATCTTGTAATAGGCTGCAAGTAATAATGATTGCCGGTAGAAGGATCTTCCGGGTCCCAATCAGGATTCTCCTTGATTATATCCGGATACGCATTCTTGTCCCAGATTCTGTGTCCGCTTGTGAAGTACTCACGAAGGAAGTCGGACTGGGTTTTTACTCTCCATACACAAGGGTCGTAAGGCATATTTTGCATACTCCTATCACCAACCTTGTCGGAGAAAGTGCCATGACTCATGTATCCGTCAGGCTTAAGCTCATAGAATGGCTTCTTTACGAGTATTTCTCTAAAATTTAAATTCTCCATAATCCTTTTACCTTTTTATGTTTCTTTTTTGTTAAACTGAATATCATTACGTAGAACCAAGACTCAAAGAAGTCAGGCGAGTGCCCGACATATTTCTTGGCAATCTTCTTAGGTAATAGCTTGAATCCCCTATCGTCGCTGTTCTCGTCGCGCCGAAGCATCTTTCGCTCCTTCTGAAGAATCTGTCTGAGAGGGACCTTATCGAATCCGTTTCCAGAATACTTTCTTTCGAGCAGGGACGAGTCGATGGAAATCTGCTTCTCTTTTATCATCTTGTAGAATAGCCATGCGCACTGAGACTTCAAGTCCTTGTATAGGTATTTGATACCCTCTTCTTCTTGATGACTCTGTGGAATAGGAGCTGCCTGGTTATTGAATGGGACAGCATCCTTGAAGAATCCCTTGAAATACTGACCTATACCCTGCATATCGTAAGTAAAGTTGCATTCCTGCACACCCCACTCTCTCAGCTTGGACTCAACTACCGAAACAAGGGTCTTAGGGTCCAGCCTCAGCACAACCAAATCCTTGCAATGCCATCCTTCCCAAAGCCACATCACGAAGTTATCGCCGCCCGTGAATGCAACATCGGCAGAAGCTCTGCGCTTTCCGTCTCCTGTCTGTTCTGAGTTATCGAATATTTCTTCAAGGTCTTCCATCTTGATCATGTCATCTCCGGCAGCTTTCCAATTCCAGTTGGCTTCAAGGTCTCGCATACGCTGTTCCTCGTCCTGCTGGGCAAGGTTGGCGAGATATGAGGCATCGGTAGAGATAAGCTTGATGTTCTCTGATACGTCAGCGCGAACGAATGTTGCCGACTTGATGAACATTTCAAGCTTTGTATAACCAAGTTCCTCATAGCTATCCTTCCAAAGGCTATCGATAATGCCCTTGCACTGCTCGTATACCTCTTCTCTTGTATCGCCCCAGTAGATTGAGTCCGGCGTATCACCATCCATGAAGCAGTAACGAATAACCCCATTCCTTTCCGGATCTATATATCCTTCGTCGGTAACCCACCAATCGATGAACTTTCGTACCCAGGATTCGGGGTCAGGGTTACAGGTAATCCAGAAGCGGTTTCGAATGTGGGCTGCGTTTCGGTTGTTGGTCAAGAGGTACTTGAACTTCTTATATGGGCATTGTGTACCCTCGTCGATGCAGACGTATGCATACTGTCGTCCCTGGAATCGTGTCTTGAAATCCTGATAGGCTCCTGCGTAGTACGAGAATTTGAGCCATCCTCCGTTGTCGAAGTTCCAGGTCATATCGTTCTGTGACTTATTGTAAGTTCCAAATTGGGAGAACAATTTGTAAGAGTCTGTGACCAAGGACTGCAAGTCATCTTTTTCATTACGGAGGATGGTTGCATGGAAGTCTGGATTTTTGATATCTTTCAGAACTTCCATAAGAGAACTAAAGCTCTTACTGCCACCGCGGCTGCCGCCACAAATCTTTATATCTGCGTCGATTGAGAGCATATCCTCCTGACCGCCACGCTGAGCTATAATCTTCAGCTTGTCGGGATGCTTCTTATCTGCGTCTCTTAATGATTGGATATACTCTTGAGTATAAATAGGCTCTCCGTTATCCAATTTTAATCCTGAAAATACTTCCTTTTGCATAAATATCCATTTAATACTGCAAAAATATACAATTTTTCTTGGATAATTGCATATTTATTCATATATTTGCAAAACAAAAGGTATATTTATACATTTTTTGAGGTGGAAGAACCGCTTCAGGATAACATTTTTAATCAAAAAACAACATGACAAGAGAAGAACTCTTAGCATTGGTCAACAAGGAACTCGGTAGTACCAAGTTGACAATTAGCGAGAAAACCATCAATGAAGAACTTGATGACGTACTCGAAGATTTTGGTGAAGACGAAGCAGCAAACGCCAAGTTGGTAACCAAGGTTACAAATCGCTTGAAACGCATGGACGGCAATCTCCATTCTGACGTTTCTCAGCAAGTTAAGGAATACAAGAAGAAGGCAAGGGAACGCCAGAAGGCAAAGGAATCTGAGTCTGAGGAGGAAGAGCCTGAAAATAACGATATTCCTGACGAAGAGGATATGCCTGAGTGGGCAAAGAAGCTCATCGGTGAAGTCAAGAAGGAGCGTGAGGCGCGAGAGCAGAAGGAAGCAGCTGACGCAAAGAAGGCGTTGGTTAACTCCATTAAGGAAGGTCTTAAGGCTAAGTTTGAGAAAGCCAACATTCCATTGAATTCGTTTTTCGTTAAGACAGCGTTGGATAAGCTTGAGATTCCTGATGGTGAAGCAGACATTAAGGATCTTGTCGGTAAGGCAGAGGTTCTTTACAATGCTGACCTCAAGGAAGCTGGCATCAATCCAGACACCAAGCCTCGAAGCGGAGGTGGCGGAGCCGGAGGAACCGGAACCGTAGATGAACACGAGTTCGATGATGTTGCAACTATCAGATCTCGACACAAGCCTAAGGACGAATAAAAATTAGTATTCAGGATAACAAAATTATTTATTGATTATGGGAACAGTTTCTCCTTATTACAGTGAAAGGATGAATGGTAGCGGCTTCTTGCCAGGTCGTTCCCTCATCCAGGCTCGTGGCGAAATCGGCGGTATCCGCTATGTATTCGTCAAGTTGAATGGCGCCGCAAAGGATGCTTTCCGTACTCCTACAACTGGTGGTAAGTTGCTCAACCCTTTCAAGGGTCCTGCAAAGATTTACGCCGGTGATTTCCTGGAGTATGATCCTGGCATCTATGGCAACGCAGGCGCAACTGTTAAGATTCTTAAGTCTTATCAGTGCGCAAAGAAGACAGGTGCTACTGACACAACTCTCCTTATTGTACGTGATGGCTATAAGCATATTCCGTTCATTGGAGACAATATCATGGTGGCTCCTGACGCTCTCGATGGCACAGGCACAGCAGTTACGGTTACAGGTGTTGAGAAGACAACCGAGGCTGGCGCAGACGTATGGAAGCTTACTTTGTCAGCAACACTCGGTGTTGTAGCGAAGGATGCGGTACTCGTTGAGGCAGCAGCTGCCGGCGACGCCCAGAAGCCTATGGTAACCAACCCTAACGGTTATGCTCAGTGCGACTACGACTTCCTGTTCACTCCAGGTGACGATTTCGAGGATGGTGCTCGCTATATGCTTACCCCATTCCTTGCTAACGACGACACCGTTATGTATATCGACAGGATATCTCCAATCCCTCCTGCAATCAAGGCTCTCAACAAGAGTCGCGTTAACGGATGGTTCCATCTCTAATTATTAACCTTAAAGATTGATTCAGGATTATGGCAAAATTTGATTTTAATAATTCGCGACTTGCCAAGTTCTTCGGTTCTCAGGAGAACACGGCATATTTGCAGAGTTTCCTTGATAAAAAGGAAATCTTCTTCACTAACTACGGTTGGTACAAGACACAGGGACACAACGCTTCGTTCCTGACAACTACCGACAACTATGGCTTGGCAACATTCAACGTTAAGGCTCGTAAGCTGAAGGCAGCTCCTATGGCTGACCTCCGTGCTCCTCTCGGCGATTCTAACCAGATGGACAAGAACGGACACAAGTGGTACACCGCTTCTATTCCGGACTTCATCACTCCTGGTTATGTTGAGACCGCAGTTGAGCGTTACGCACGCATCAAACAGTTCGAGGAATTCGGTAACGATGCCAATATCTTGGCAGACTGGTCTTATGAGGTTCAGACCCGTATCGACTCTGTTGATGCGACAATGAACTTTATGACCGCTCAGTTGATGTCTACCGGTAAGATTGACTACTCAGGCATTGGTCGTGGTATCTCCACTCCACTGCACAAGGCTATCGACCCTATCGAGTATGGCGACAACTTCATCAATGGTGGTGCTAAGAAGTGGGCTGACCCTACTGCTACCATCCTTACCTACATGAAGGAGAAGGAAGCCAAGTATCGTGAGACACGCGGTGGTTTCGATGGTGCTTTGGTCTGGCAGATGACTCGCAATACATTCTACAATGTATTCTTGAAGAACGCAGAGGTTCGCGAGCTTGTTACCAATTACCGCCAGCTGAACTACATTGCCTCTACCAAGACAATGCCTATCAGCAAGGAACAGTTCATCCAGGCATTCGTTGACTTCGAGGGTGTATCTCCTATCGAGATTGTGACCGAGAAGGAGCGCAACCTAACTCATACAACCGATGAGTACAAGCAGGGTTGGTCTGACAACATCGTTGTTCTCCGTCCTGCCGGTGATGCTTGTGAGTTCGAGCGCACAGACAGTCTCGATCGTAAGTTGATTGAGTATGCTGGTAACAAGGCTATCTCTACCGTGTTCGGTACAACTAACGATGGTCTCGGTCTGCTCATGAACTCAGTAGTTCCTAACGGTAAGTACATGGAGTGGCACACAGACATCATGTTCTCTGCTTGCCCAGCTCTCATCGACTTCCCAGACCATTGCATTATGGACATTACCAAGACTGATTAATTTCGGTCTTGGAACTATTAACGTAACTAGATTGTATGACTATGGATTCGGAGATGAATATTTACACTGTGAACGACTACCTTATTAATAAGGTGAAGTTCGAGATGCCGATGAAGGCTCTGCTGGGCATCATGCACGACAGAGAGCTTGAAAATGGCATCGACCTAGAAGCCTGCGACAAGGATAAGGTGAGACTTGCCTATGCCGACATGCTGAAATGGTTTGTTCTTGGTCCGAGCAAGGTGAACAACACCTCCGATTCCGATAACGGATGGACTCATTCGGGAGGTGGCTATGACATGTCGGACAACGACAGGAGCGAGATGAAGGCAGAGGCTAACGCTATCTATGCGGAGCTGGAGCCAGATTCGATGCTCAAGAAGAAGTCCACCTTCCGGGTGACCTCCCACGGAGTAAAGAGGGCGAATTATTCTCCTTGGGGAGAACCTCTCCCTCACATCATCAAATAAGGCGTATGGAAAAGGAAAACATCAGAAACCCAAGATACCCTCACATCATCAAGATCGTGAGGAAGGTCGTCGGAAAAGCCGACCCTGATGACCCGTTCGCCGATGATGATGCTCCAGTTGGTGAGGACAAGGAAATCATTCTCTACTATGGCGAAGGACGCAGTTACACAGATACCACTACAGAGGGAGACAAAAACGTCGACCAGAACAAGAGGAAGGCATCGATTCCGGTCAGATATGACGAATGGGATGCTGACAGATGTCCTCTTGACGGCGACACCATCTACTCCACTGTCGGCAACAATACCGAGGTAGGTATGGTCAAGGACTGCGAGCCGGATAACAACAGAACCGTCGTGTATTGGAACTTAACAAGGGTTTAGATTATGGCGAAATACTTTAGCGGAAAGCGTCTGTCTCTCGGAGCGCAGTTCGAGCATCAGATTAAGCCAAGGGTCGAGAAGCTGGCGTATGACAAGATGCTTGCGATTATGCAGGAACTTGCTCACAGAACCGTCAACTATTTCAAAGAGAATAGGACGTTTTACAACATCACCGGTAATGCCTACACCTCGTTCTACGCATCAGTGTACTATAAAGGAAAGCTCGTTTATATGGTGCGTGCCTCAAAGGGTGAAAAAGCACCAACGAGAGTTACCCTGGCGGAGGGAGAAAAATATAACCTCCCGTTCTACTACGACGGAGGCGAAAACAAAGGCTACACCGGTTCAGTCGGTGGCGGTCACCAGTGGGGTCCAAATCTTATCTACGGACGTATCGGAAAAGTGAAATCTTCCGGGAAAGACTGGGCACTCGTTGCGATATGTCCTGTTGAATATGCAGTATTCGATAAGGAGAACCGCATTTTCGAGACAGTTTACAACACATACGAGTCTCTTCCAGATATGTTCGATGCCTGCGTAGTGTACGCCAATAGTTCAACTTTTAACAAACTGTAAGCTATGGTAGATATCAAGCAGATATATTTCGACTTAGGGAACGCCGTAAAGGGTATATGCGACAAGGTGTACCCCAGGAATCGTCCTAAGGCTGTAGATACCAAAATAGGTAGCTACATCGTCGTAAGTGCTCCGTACACAATCAGGAACAACGAGATGAACTACGATGGCTCCTATAACTACTATACTACCACTATCCAGATAGAGGTGTATGTAAGAGATAAGGCATCCTCGGCGAATCCGAATGGTTTCAGTCCTTCGGAAATGGATAAGAAAGTCAAGGCTGTCCTCGAAAGATTTCCAATTTCAACAGACAACATCATCGTTACCAGGCCGAACATCGCTATTCAGTCCGACGACGGCGCAGGTTTTTCCGTGACGATCATACAGGGAAGGTTACGTACGAAATAAGTATTCAGGTATAACAATTTAAAATATTTTAGATTATGGCTATGACAACTATTGACAAGATGAAGGACATTTTCAATGGTCCTAAAACTCTGCTCTACTCAAAGGCTATTACCGATTTGAGCAAGGCTACAGTTGACATCACCCCAGAGGTCGAGCTTCCGGTTACCGTTGACTCGCTGAAGGCGACTATGGATGACCCAACCATCAACCACTACAAGGTTATCGGTCTTGCAGGCGACTGGGCAACTACAGCAGAGCTCGGCGACTTCAATGTAGAGTTCGTTGTTCCTTCAAAGGCAAAGGACTTGCTGACAATTATGTTCGGCGAGGATGCTATCACAGAGCTGACCAAGGTTACCCTGAAGGGTACAGGTGACGCTACCCTCGACGCTACTACCGGCTTTACAGGTATCGCTGTTGAGCCTAAGAAGTTCAAGATCAAGGGTACTATCGTTATCGTTGACGACGAGAAGGAGAACCTCATGGTTATCACCAACATCGCTCTCTACGCCACCTTGCAGTGGGATAACTCCAGTACTGAGCCAGTTGCGTTTAAGTTCTCAGGTTCTATCGAGGGTGCAGGTAAGCGCAGTATCGCTTGGCTTACTAAGGCTCCGGCTCCCGGTATTGGCGGTTAATCAAGTAAAGGCTTCTTTAGGTAATTAGATTCAGGATAACAAACCGTTGGGCGGCAGGCTAATCAACAGCCGTGCCGCCCTTCTTCATTTAATAGCATACAATCATGGCAGAAGAAAAGAAAATTGAGCAGCCTTCGGTGGACTTACAGGAGTTACTCGACAGCGTACTGCACGACGAGCCTACCGAGTTCGTGTTCCGTGGAAAGAAGCACAAGCTCGGTTGGCTTCGTAAGGGAACCATGAGCAGGTGTTCCCACATCAGGGCAAAGGAGAAGAACGAATGGAAGCGCAACGTCAAGATTTGCGTCTGCATCCTCCTTAATAACATCTGGAAGATTCGATTCCTGTATTGGATCTACTGGCGTTGGCTCTACTACATCAAGGATGTGGATATAGCCGATGTGCTGAGAGTCCTCGATGTTTCTAAAAAAAAAATTCCATCGAACGCATTCTCACTGGCTACCATATTAGCGACCGGGATGACGGACGTGATGATGACGATGACGAGGAGCGAAGCAAAAGCTATCCAAGCAGAACAAGCTGGGGAGCAGCCTTCTCACTAGCGGAGAAGTTCGGCTTTCTCTTTCAGCGTAAGTACTTCATCGCGGCCTACGACTACTGGTGGGGCTATTCATCGGCGCAGATTGACCTCATGGTTGCAGACCAGCCTCTTGTCGTCTATCCTAAGACCAAGAAGGAAGGCGGTCCGAAGAAGCATACCAAGAAGGAGATGGATGACCTCTACGACAGGTGGATGGAGAAAAAGAAGAAAGAAGGAAGTCTTGTCGGCGAGAAAATAAATCTTGTCGGTTACTTAAACAATAAACTCTAATTTTAAAATATTCAGGATATGGCAGGTGGAAATTTAGGTGACTTGTGGTTTGACTTAAACATTAAAGACAGCAATGTTAGGTCAAAACTGAAAGAAATTTCAGAAGCACTTTCGGAGTTGGATCTAAAAACTGAGTCCGGAAGAAAGTCTGCTGAGAAGTTATTTAAGAACTTTAATAGAGAGAATAGCAAAGAAATCGCTGAGGATTTTAAAAATATAGCGGCCCAAATGGGCATTCAGGCTCAGGAAACTGCAAATCTCAGCAAAAGACTGAAGGAGTTATCGGAACTAAAAGCAGACATTCTTCGTAGAGACAAGGAACAATCCGAGCACGGTAACTTTGTTGCGATGAAAAATGAAGCGCAGGCTGCACTTGATTTAACAAATAGATACAATGAACTTGCCAAGTTAAAAGAAGATATCTTAAGACGCGACAAGGAAATGGATGCTCAAGGGGCTTTCGTGACGCTTGTTAACGAATCGAAACAGGCGCAGGAACTTAATGAGCGTTACAGGGAAATGCAGCAACTGAAATCCGCGATTTTGGAGCGAGACAGACAGTCAACCGAGCACGGCAACTTTGTTGCGATGAAAAATGAAGCGCAGGCTGCACAGGAGTTAGCTGTCAGGGAAAGAGAGCTCGCTGAGTTGCGAAATGCTATCGTACGCCGTAATGAAGAAATGATTGCTGCCGAAAATAGGCTAAGAGAAGCGACGGAGCGAACTAACCAGGCTAGAAGAGAAGCAATTTCTGTATCTAGGAAACAGGCAGAATCCCTTGTACGTGATAGAGCTAAGGAACTTGAAGCACAAAGACAACAGATCCAAGGTTTATTTGGAAGTGGAAAGAATGTATTAAGTACGCAAGAGTTAATGCAACTTCAACAGGCATTCTCGCAAATTACGAAAGAGCTTAATACATTGCGCAGTGCGATGAATAATCTTGGTAGTTATTCTATCAAAGATTTATTCTCTATAGGCAGAGGAACAAGCGAATATACTCCACTGATAAACAGTATGCGAACTGTAATTGATCAAAAACAGGAAGCGATAAACCTTGAGCGAAAACATCAAGAAGAGATAACGAGAACGGCTGCAAAGGCACGAAACGACCTTGCAGCAGCATTCGCCGGAGCAAACGCTGAAGCGAAGAAGATGCAATCCATAGTCGGAGACATCAAGTCTCTCTTCTTACAGGGAGGTATTGTCTTTGGCGCGCAGCAATTCTTTAATTCAATCGTACAGACCGGTGGTGAGATTGTTCAGCAGCATGTAGCGTTGCGTTCTATCCTTGGAGATGTACAGAAGGCTGATGAATTATTCGCTCAGACTCAGCAGCTTGCATTGCAGTCTCCATTCAAGTTTGGAGAGCTGAACCGAGATGTAAAACAGCTGGCTGCATTTGGAGTCGAGGCAAATGACTTGTATGATACCACAAAGCGACTTGCGGATATCGCATCTGGTCTTGGTGTGTCTTTCGAGCGACTTGGCTTGGCTTATGGTCAGGTTAAGGCCCGTTCTTGGCTTGACGGTAAGGAGTTGCGCCAGTTTGCTTATGCTGGACTTCCACTCTTACAAAGAATTACGGAGCTTTACAATTCAGAAGGAAAGAACGGAAGGAACAATTATACCCAGGCAGATGTCAAGAAGATGATTACTGCTAGACAGGTAAGCTTTGAGGATGTCCAGAAAGTGCTTTGGAAGATGACGGATGAAGGCGGTCAGTTCTACAATATGCAGTTCGTCTTATCAGAGACATTACTTGGTCGCTGGAACAAGCTCATTGATGCCTGGGATATTATGCTAGGAAAGTTCGCAGAAGGCAAGAATATCGTCGGAGGAACTTTCTCGTTCATCATAAATAGAGTAACCGACCTTGTGTTAGCTTTGGACAAGCTGTCTCCTGCCCTTCTTTCATTCGGAGCGGTGTTTGCTGCAAGGAAGCTCGGCGGTATGGCTTATTCTAAGATGGGTATTGGATCACTTGCTAAGAGTTATACTCAGCAGATGAATGCCCAGTTAAAGTCTTATGCCTTCGAACAGCAGCAACTTGTTGTGGAAGGAGAGATTACGCAGAAGATTGCCCAGCAAAATGTATTCAAGAAAGCTGCTATTCTGTCGGAAAAGCAATCGCTTGTCGCGAGCTACAATAGGGCTGCACTCGAAGGAAGAATGTCCGTATTGCAGATGCAACGAGCAGTCAAGGAAGGCTTGGTTTCTAAGGAGATAATTAGTCAGCTCGCATTAATGGGACAAATAACCGCCAAACAAGAGCAAATCATCTTGAATGGAGGCAGAATGTCTGCCGTATGGAGCATGACAACTTCAAAGATCGGAGGATTTATCAACGCCATCGGTGGTTGGTGGGGGATCGGCATTACGGCTATCACTTCATTGTTGATGGGGTACAATCAATGGTCAAGTCGAGTAAAGGAAGAAGAAAAGACGTTGATTGATGGAGCTAAGCAGAAATCCAAAAGTTACGGAGATTTTCTGTCTGGATTAGGCCCAAAAGACGCGTCCAACCTTTCTTCGCAAGTTGACTCGATGAAGGAGATTCTGAAAAGTTCAGATGACTACACGGATTCTATCAAGCAGCAGGTTGAAAGCGCAGGAAGCCTGTCAAAACAATACGACATACTCAAAGAAAAAATTGAGGATGCGAAAAAAGCAAATGATGGCTTAGCTGATAAATATGGAGTTATAACGAATAACGCAACTTCAGCAACAGGTCTTGTTAGCGACAACCTATTCGATATGATCGGAGCTGATACTCCACAATGGTTACAGTGGTTGAATGGACTCACGAACGATGATATTGCAAAGAATGTGGAGCAAGCACAAGAATCTCTGTCTAAGTTCCAGGTGATGTTCGACGAGCTCGACTCTAATACAAAGGCAAAAATGGAGGATTTTATCCGGTCTTTGATGGAAAACAACGAAGAGCTAGCAAACCAAATCAAGGGTCTGCCCCTTACTGAGCAGATTAGGATGCTTGCGGCTATTGGCGGAGATGATTGGGAAAAATTTGTCGACAAGTTTACAAATGGAAGCAAGGAGACAGAAAACTGGTTAAAGGAACTTGCGGAAAGAGCGAAGGATTCTAGCGATGATGTGTCCGAAATAATGTATGACGACGTGCCGAGAGGACTTGATTCCGTCAGAAAACAGCTCGGATTGTCTCAAGATCAATTCCGCACGTGGGCAAAACGAAACCCTGAGATTTTCGCAAGCATGATGGACAAAATGGCTCAGAAAGCAAATATTACAAGTAAAACCATCTTGTATTATTTTCATTCGGCTATTAGTAAGCTCATGGATATGGACTTTTGGCCAGGCGACAGTGGTAACGGAAAGCAAGGAAAACCTTCGTACAACTCTGGCGTAAACACACCTTTCTCTGAGATCATAAGACAAAGACTTCACAAGAACGGGACTTTCACCGGAAGTAAAAAGAAAGGTAAGTTTTGGACAAGAGAGGTTGACAATGCGTTAAGGCAAGTACAAGACCAGTCTTTCGAGACCACAGGTGAGAATATTCGTAAGGAGCTCAAGGCTGCGAGAAACGAACTTGATACGATAGTCAATGGAAAAGTAAGCAAGAATTCTTATGAGTACAAGAATGCTAAACACAAGTACGATTTGTGGAAAGCTATCGCTGACGCAGGTTACATCTCTGACGATCTTGGAAAGAACAAGGTTACTGGTAACTTTGGGAAAGGCAAAAACAGGAATGGTCGCGAAGAAGACGCAGAACTTAAACGCCTACAGGAACGACTCAGTAGCTTGAAGTCTGCAAGGCAGATGTACCAGAAGTACAAGAGCATAATGTCTGATGAAGAGGCAAAGAAGAAGACTTACTATCTCTTCCCAGAGGTTACCGGTCTTAATCTTGACGACTATCAGAAGGCTGTTCATTCTCTCCTTGAAGGATTCAGCATAAATACCACAGAGAGAAAGAAGTTCCAGACATCCATCTATCGCGAGGTCGCAGAGTGGCTCTTCGATGAGAAGGATAAAAAGGAGTATGAAAAGAAGGCGGCTGATTTCAGCGAGTCTATGAACAAACTGTCAGAGCGATGGGATTTGTATAAGAGTCTTCTTGAAAAAACTGGTAGCAAATTCTTTGCTGAGTCGGCATGGGTTGACGCATTCCAGATGGATGACAAGGTACAATCTCTTATGGACGAGTATTACGCTCACTACCATGAGATATTCAATCTTCAGGATTCTCTCAGCATGACTGACGGAGAAGCTAAGGAAAAGCTTAAGCTACCAAATCAGTACGAAGAGTGGAAAAAGATTACAGAGCTCCTCCGTGGTAATTATGTTAAGTCTTTGCAAGATGCCGCCGATATCATCGAGAAGACAGAAGATTACGAGGACAAGATTCTTAAGATTCGACAGGATTACGATAAACTTATCAAGAAGACGAATGATCCTGGTATCAAGGCGAGATATGAGATTCAGAGAGACAAGGAGATTGGTCAGGTTAAACTCGACAAGTTCAAGAACTCTTCTGATTATCTCAATTTCTACGGAGCTATCGTTTCTCTCGGTATGGATAAGGCTCAGGCTATCGGGACTAGAATCAGGCAGAATATCAACGAGGCTCTGCAAAACGGAGCTATCGATGCGAGAGAGTACTCCAAGGAAATCAAGCAGCTTGATGAGCAGTTATCGAAGCTGACGAGTCCAAAGAAGACTTTCCTCAATGGAGGTCTAAAGGGAATGGCTGAGCAGAAGATTTCTGATGCCAGCGAGCAGATGACCATCGCAGCAAGTAAAATTGCTGAAGGCAAGAAGGTTCGTGAACTTGGTCTCAAAATGGGAGACGAAAACTTCATCAAGCGTGGTGACAGCATGATTGCCAGTGGAAAGGCTATGATGAAGGCTGCTGAGATTCTGTTTAAGGATGGAACAAAGGCGAAAGAATCTCTTGATAAGTTTGCTAACGTAGTAAGCATTATCGACCAGAATGTGCAGGGAATGAGTGAAGCATTCAATGACGTCAAAGAGACTGCTTCCCTTCTCGGAGCTGACACTGAGTCTGATGGATGGCAGGACGCTTCTGCGTTCTTCGAGACATTCTCTGGCATGTCAAGTTCACTGTCAAAGTTGGTAACAAGCGCGGAGTCCGGCAACGTTGGTGGAATCCTTGCCGGTGTCACTGGCATATTTACCTCTCCTATCAAGGCGTTTGCAAAGGCTCATGATGCTAAGCTCGACAGACAGATAAAGCTCGCAGAGAGACAGCTGAATGAATTGAAGAACCTATCTAGCAATATCAGTTCCGTTATTGAAAAGACACTCGGTGGAATCTATTCTTACGAAAGGTCTTCTGATACAACTAAAAAGCTCAACGATGTAAAGAATGACTATAAGGCTTGGGATGCTTATTCAAAGACTGATACGGGTAAGGCTTTCTTCGGTGGCAAGAATATGAGTCACTACAGCAAGGAGACCTATGATGCTGTGATGAAGACGGAGACGAATCCTTCCGCATACGCAGATCAGCTCGCCCTACTCCACGCTCAGGAAGATGAGCTAAGGAAGCAGAGGCAAGCCGAGGATGATAAGAAAAAGACGGATAAGGATAAACTCGCCGACTACGACCAGCAAATCAAGGAGATGGAGCTACAGATCAAGACGTTCGCACAGGATTTCCTGAAAGACGTTTACTCTATCGATATGAAGAGCTGGGCAAGTACTCTTACAGATACTATCGTAAGCGCATGGGCTAAAGGTGAGGATGCAGTTGATGCCTACAAGAAGAAAGTCAAAGACATGGTTCGCGATGTGGTAAAGAATATCATTACACAGAAAATCATGGAAAAGGCGCTCGAAAAACCTCTAGAATGGCTTACATCCGTTCTTGATGAAAAGGGACAGCTCGACGAAACGGACATGATTAATTTTGCGAAGCAGGTTAATGAAATAGGAGATAAGGTCGTTCCTCAGATAACCGGTCTTGTCGATGCCTTAAAGAACGAAGGATTGGATATGAGAGAGGACGGAAGTTCCTCTACGACCAACTCGATAAAAGGCATTACCGAGGAGACAGCTGATCTTCTTGCATCCTACCTCAATGCGGTCCGACTTGATGTTTCTGTGATAAGGGAAATGCAGGGTAAGTTCATTCCAGAGATGAGCGAGATTGCAAAATCTCAGCTCACGCAGCTTAACCTGATTGCTCAACACACCTTGCGCAATGCAGATGCAGCAGAGAGAATCGAGAAAATTTTCATTGAGTATAACGATAACTTCAACAGAGTTATCAATGGTACGAAATCTTTAAAAATGAAATAATTATGTTTGAAAAAAGAAATTTATCAGACAAAATGAAAAACGAGGCGGTTTCACTGGGTCTTTGCGCTCAGTGGACCGCCGAGTGGCACGACAACTCATCCAAGCATGAGATGGTCGAGAAGTTTGTTAAGGGTATTGACTTCTGTATCGGAAAGAACTGGCCTTCGACCAAGGATATGAAGAAGTACTTTGGTGATGTCATTCATGATCATGGTGTGTATGTTGACGAGAACGTTGACCTGCAAAGCCCGAAGATTGTCATCCTCAATGGAGAGTGCGTAGCAAATATCAGCTATGACTGGATGGACAGTGGAGAGATATACGTAAGGCACAATTCTTCACTTTACCTGAAGGTTAAGGGATTCTCCAGAGTGTTTATCAATCTGTTAGATGGTGCAGAGCTTCATGTTGAATGCGAAGATACCGCAAAGTGCTTCGTCTACCAATACGGAGGAACAGTCGTGAAAGCGACCGGGCCAGTCAATATCAGGGATAGACACGACTTTAAGTTCAATTAACGCATATTTATGCATATATTACTTGCATATTTATGTATTATTTTGTATATTTGCAATTATAAAAAGTTGAATTAAGGTATGAAAGATTATTTCAGGATATACATGCAGAAGGAAGGCGATGGGAATGAGGTGAAGGACTCCATCGCCGACTTCGGCATGTACGTTAGCGAGAGTCCGTTCAAGCCTTGCGATGCCGTCAAGGAACCAATAAAGAGGGAATGGCACGATGAGCATGGTGATGACGAGTATATTGGCAAGGATGGTCTCTATATGGCGGCATACGATAACAAGATCAAGTTCCTGTTTAAGGGTAATGCCTTCGGCGCAAACGAGAAGTGTAAGGCTTTCATCGACTATCTCCGTAAGTCTGGCATGATAAAAATGTACTGCGGCTTCAACAAGATAGGAAGGCAGCATGTGAGACTGAAGAGTATTGATCCGGACCTATACAGATATCCGGGCAGCGAGGATTTGCTTGTCCTCTCTATTACTTTCAAGATTAACGACCCTGTTACTGACATCAAGCCAATTATGGATGCACAGGGCAGGATTTTAAATTTAGGATAGCATACAAATGAGCACTTGGAATATTTATCATAAGGATGGCTCGAAGCTGACAGACGTTAACGGAGAGCATATAACCGTTCATGGATTGGAGTACTCTGATTCCTGGATGGGCGAATGCTTTTTGACTATCAACTTCAAGCATGAAGTGCCTATCAACTTTCAGATAGGCGACTATATTGTCTATCGTGGCGAGCGTTTTGATCTCAACTACGAACCAGGCAAGGATAAGCAGTCGAGACCTGACACATACGGAGAGGGCTTCGTATATGACAGCGTGAAGTTCAACGCATTGCAGGATGAGCTTGCTAGGGCTGAATTCCTCGATGTGGTATTGAACGACAACGAACTCCACTACACTTCCCTGCCGAAATTCCCATTCTTCGTACAGACTTTGGACGATTTGCTCGACAGGATCCAGGCGAACCTTGATGAGCAGATTGGTGCAGGTCTTTGGAAGATTTACTCCCGAAACAAGGACCGTTCCGTTCAGCGTGGAGCCCTTGAAAGCGAGTGGTTGTCGATTTATGGTGAGAAAACCGAAGATAACGTCATCGAATCGATGTCTATTACAGTGGACTCACAGACCTGTTGGCAGGCTCTTGCGCTTGTGAACGAGAAGTGGGATGTGAATTTCATAGTCAGAGGAAGAAATATCTATGTCGGTACTACAGGAATTGAGGCAGGGCATATTTTCTCTTATGGTATCGGAAATGGACTCTACGAGATTGTGCAGAACGCAGATTCTGATCAGAGTGTCATTACGAGACTGAGAGCGTATGGTTCGGAGAAGAATCTTCCTTCTCATTACTATGCGGACCTCGGTGTCAAGTACGTGGCGAATATCACGAAAGTGGTTACAGCTAGCATAAATGTAGAGCTTGAACTGGATGTCGACTATACCGAGACATATTTCAAGAATAAGAGAAAGTACGTCGTTTCCGGAGAGTCTCAGGAACAGTCTAATGGATGGGTCCTTCAGGTAACGTTCGATTTTCAGACTACAATTACCGGTTATGTAACACAGTCTGGCAGCTCTGGCAAATGCAGGTTCTACTCCGAGTTAAAGGGAACACAGACTGACACCGGAGATGAGGAATCAAAGGAGAAGCTTGATGCGTTTATTGCGCAGGTCAAGGCCGGAAATACAAAGATGTATATCACGTCCGGTCTCAATAAGAAGGCCGTTCCTTCATCCATGAAGGAGTACGCAAAGAATCTTCCGAATAATATGTCCATCAACAGGCTTATGCTGCCTGGATTCCCTCACGTATCGCTGAGTGATTTCTACGACTCGCTTACTGAACAGGAAAAGAAGTATGTGAATCCAACCGGGAAACTGCATAAATTCTCTACTGATCCATATAGACCATACATCGATTCTCTCAATATAGAGGAGATTGGACTCCGTTCGGCATCGCAGTTCTTTGATACTGACGATAAGACGAATGGAGTTATCGAAATCTACCCTACCATCGAGGAGATGGAAATCGGTGGTGTGCGTGTTGATGAGATTGATGAGGGAGTTGCTCCTGATGACGACGGAAGGTTTGGCGACAACGAAACAGTAAAGAATGTTGATATATACCTCAACAAGGCTATCGATTTCGACATCAACGACCTTAAGGATGATGACTTCTCCATCTCTATGAAAGATGGTATGTGTGGTGGTCGGACATTCAAGGTGGCATCCTCAGCCAAGGTTGACGGAAGGTGGAGGCTTACTATCGAGAGAATCAAGGATGACGCTCTTGAGCTTTGGTTTCCATACAAAGACTACCCTATCAAGAATGGCGACCATTTCGTTCTTACCGGCATCACTCTTCCTGATTCGTATGTGAAAGCTGCATCATTGAAGCTCCTTAAGTATGCTATTGCGCTCCTTGACAAGAATGACTACACAAGGTATGTCTATCAGCCTAAGGTTGACGAGCTTTTTATGGCGAGACAGCACGATAAGGCGCAGGCAGACGAAACCGGAACTATCAAGAGCCTGCACGATACACTGAAGGCCGGCGACCTGATGAACTTCAATGATACAGACCTCAATATCGAAGGAATCATCTCTATCGACCAGCTCACGATCAAGGAAGAAGATGGCAAGATTCCGACATACGACATAACACTTCGCGAGGACAAGGAGGTTGGAACCATTCAGAAGATTCAGCAGCAGATTTCATCACTCCAAAGCGGAAATGGAGGAACTGGAGCAGGATTGACAACTACACAGGTTAAGAATCAGGTCGCAACAGAGGGAAGCAAGCACTTCATCTCAAAGATAAACGATGACACCGCCAATGGCACAATCACTTGGGAGAAGGTGCAGAAGTTCTTGCAAGGACTAATCGCAGAAAACTCATCGCAGTTCAAGAAGGGTGCGACATTCGGCGATTTTATCCAGGGAATGCTGTTAGGAACCGGCGGAAGGATTGACGAACTCGGTAACGCAGAGTTCGAGAGTATCGTTTCGAGAAGCTCAATCATAGCGAAGGAGCTCATTACCAATCGACAGACGGCAATGGAGAGTAACTTCGTCTTTACGGAGAGCGGAATGGTCGAGACTGTTACAGAGATTCCTGCGGCAACGGAAGGCGGCAATGTAACTTACGACTTGAAGCTTCAGAAGCGATGGGATAATGATTTCACCGCATTCAAGGAGAATGATGTAGTATTAGCTTCCATCAATACCTTGGCAGAGAGCGGTAAGTACTACGATATGTGGCTGCGAGTGTTATCGGTTAATACCGTGACGAATACCATTACGGTGGTCTGCTATCCCGATGATGAATGCCCTAGCAAGAAGAACTATCCGCCTTGTGAGCTTGCAAGGCTGATACGCTGGGGAAATGCGGTGGATGAAGACAGACAGAGCTGCTGGTATATATCATCATCAGAAGGACTGCTTGTGTGGCTCGACCACGTTACTAAGCCTATCATTGACAAGACGAACTATTCCCTTGCGATGGGTAAGCTGCCAGATGCACTGTCGTTCCTCTTCCAAGACTTCCCTACCGCCAACAAGCGTGATGGAGCTTTCTATGCTAAGTGGATGATGGCTGCATCATTTCAACAGATAGACTATCAGGGCAACCCAATCTACACGACAAGAGACAGAGGAGTTTGGAGCTTGGCGGTGGCGCAAGGCGAGAATCCTTACCGCAATGGAGACCGAACGATTGATACGGTCTATTATCTCGGCTGTAAGTGGCAATGCCTAGAAGACAAGACAACAAAGCCACCGACCTACTCATCTACCGCTTGGGCGTTCGTGGAGGGCAATCCTTACTTCACACTCGAAATGCTATCATCGAAGCTGTGGAACTTCCGTCTCAACGACTTGATGGCAACGAATACTGATGGCTCTTGGAAGGTATTCACTACTCTATCAGTGGTTGGAAGGCTCTACAATCAAGACGTGACCGACTCTATGGTCAATGTTGTGTGGACGAGAGACAGCGGAAATCCTGCGGCAGACAACAAATGGGCACTCTCTCACGCAAATAGCGGTCTATCTATTGATTTGACTTATGAAGACCTCGGCGGTGCAGCATTCAAGATAGGTAGTGTGACATTCCGATGTGATGCCGAAATTAAGGATGGCGAGACGATGTATTCCGAGGACGTGAGTGTTAGTTTTTGATTAATGTTGAACTTTTAAAATAATAGGATATGGCTAAAGAATTAGCGGTTAGTGTTGACAAGATGATGGAGATACAGCCTACGGCTTACTCCCAGTCCTGTAGCATAGAGATTGTCGGCAATATCATCAACAGACAGCAGTATGATGGTATCGAAGGCTCATTCTCGCCCGACTTCACCATTCGACCTTGTACGATGTTTCCAGCCTGCTATCTCATTGACCCCGACAACCCTGGAGAGACACAAAACTTCAATAGCCAACTGGATACGTTCAAGTGGTCTGAGGTAACATCAAGCGGAATTGTTGTCGTTGCCACAAGTGAGAATGCGAGTGTGAAGGCAGGATATGAAGCTGTGAGGGAAGGATTGAATAAGGGAACTCTCTATATCAAACAGAACTCCGTTCTAGGTAAGCCTCGGACAATGCGATTTGAAGCGAGTTGGACAGACCCAGTTTGCGGCTACAAGTACACGTTCGTGGCTAACAAGGCTCTCTATCTAGAAGACTGCACTAACGCAAGAGCAGAGATTATGCTGGATAGTCCACCTACAGTGCTATGGAATCCTATCAAGCACGCTGCATCCAAGACCCTCACTGCGAAGATTATGGTCGGAGCTAAGGATAAGACAGCAGACAGCAAGACGAAGATATGGTGGTATCGCATTCTGGATAACGGAACGAAGCAGCTTATCTCTTCTGTTGATGATGCCGAGAACTACGAGATTACCGCAATGGCTAAGGGTGCGAACGGGCAGATTTCGTCAATCACCATCGACTGTGATATGATAGGCGAAGGTATCGGCTACGAGTTAAGGGCTTGCTACATCTATAGCGGCAGCGTTCCTTCTTCCCCTAGAGAAGCTGATGCAAGGAAGGTTACTTACATCAACAGAACAATTCCACCGCTCACCGCCCAGTTTATCGGTGATGGGTTTGGTCTCAACGAAGATGCAACGTTCGTCACCTGCCAAGCTGTAGTCAGTGACAACAATGGAGTTATCGAGCCATCCGTGTGGCAGAAGGTGCTTCGGGCTAAATGGCAGAAGATTACATACGGCAAGAGCACGAACAATGGCGTTACTACAATAACACAGAGTGCAGAAACGCTAGGATATGGCGAGACGTTCCAATGCCCCTTCGAGGCAAAGAAGAGCATCCGTCTCACCATCGAAGACAGAGGAGCTTACGAGCTTCTTGTTGATGAGAACGGAAATGCCCTTGTAGATGAGGGTGGAAAATACATCATATCAAGGGAAATTGATGAGAATAACGGATGATGATGTCTAACTTTAAAAAATAAAGAATTATGAAATATTACGTTAAGGTTACGAAGCAAGTTGCTGAGAAAATTATCAGAAACGGAGTTCCGCTGACAATGACAAGCGACGGAAACTGCTTGCTCTATCAGAGTGAGTTGAATGGTGTTGATGGCGTGAACCTCAACGAGAGAGCAGCCAATGCTGGCGGCTCGCTGATAGCTGAGAGCGATGCCCTTGCGGAAATCAAGGGAACTACCGATGCTCCTGCCTCCTGCTACACTCCAGTAGCGTATGGCGGCAAGGACGATACCCGAGATAATGGCAATATCAGTTCGGGTGGCGGCGGCAATCCGTCTTCCGAAAATATATATACTAAAGAAGAAAGTGAGGTAAACAATGACTAAAGCTTCAGTTACAGGACAGATTACCGTTACAAGTAACGGTACTACCTTGCACTCTATTCTGCAATGTACTACAGGAGACGTGTATCAGAATTATGACGGCGACCCTGCGTCACCTTCCAACGTTGTGCCTAATTTCGAGGCGAGTGGTGCAACGAAGCCAATGTTGGTTATGCAGGCGTATTCGGCGGAACAGGGTGCTGGCAATTCTTTCGACATCTCCAAAGGTGCTCCGACTTGGATTGTAGCTGGTGTGACGCTGACTTTCAACGCCTCACACGTCTCGACTAATTTGCTTGGCGGTGTGGCTGGTCATTTTACGGAAGGGTCTGATGATAGCGGCAATCCAACCCTTACGGTCAACAAGAACCTTGTCAATGTCAATGGCGGCGATTCGTTCACAATTAACTGTAAAGTAGCCACATCTATAGGCAATACGAATATGACACTTCAAGCCATGTACCCAGTATATATAGCCAAAGGTGTGATTGATTCCAAGCGTGTGAATATCATCGCAACGTCAACCAAAAATCTCTTCGCAATTACGGAGAAGGGCGGAACCTGCACTGTCAAGGCGCAGGTTACGGATGGTAATATGGTTACATCTACTGGATATACGTTCAAGTGGTATCTGCCAGATGCTAGCGGCGAATGGGTACTCAAGCAGGACAGCACCTCTGCTACATTCACCATCAACGAGACAGATGTGGATTCTTCCATCATCGTAAAGTGCGAAGCATGGAAGGCTGATGCTTTCTTTGCCTCCGACACGCAGACTATCAATGACGTGTCGGATGAATATATTCTTTATCCGAACCCTACGGACGGCAACGACAACCCTGTAGCTGAGAACTTCATTCAGAACTCAGGTGGCAAGATTGTCTATAAGCCATATATGCGCAAGAGAGGTTCAACGGCTAATGAGACAGGAGTAGCATTCTCTATGTCGCTCTATTCAAACGCAGGTTTGCCTATCAATTCCGCTATCACCAAGGAAGGCAATACGTTCACGATTACCGAGGCTGGTATCAGAACCTATAAGGGTGCGGTTTATTCTATAACGGGAACTATATAGTACAGCTATGACGAAGATATTGGCAACAGTTACAGGCTCTATCTCATTCTCGCAGAAGGGAGATAAGGGCGACAGTGGCGATACTCCTTATGTCATCAAGACCGTTGTCGATTACGCTATCACATCGAGCGTGAGCGAAGCCAAGAAGTGGTCTTCTACCGCGCCCGATGCGAGTGCAGCAGCCAACAAGGGCAAGTTCCTTTGGACGAGGACTACTTATACTTGGAGCAACAACAAGACTACGGAGAATATCACCTACACATACATCGGCAAGGATGGCAAGGATGGAGCTTCTGTGGCTATTAAAGGGTCAAAGGATAGTACATCCCAACTTCCCACATCAGGTAACACATTAGGTGACGGATATATCATTGATGGTTATCTGTGGGTCTATACTGGCACATCTAAGACGGACTCCACGCACGCTAAAGGTTTCGAGAGAGTCAGCAAGTTTCAAGGTGACCCAGGTGCGTCAGCAACGCAATATTACATTCACACAGCTTGGATGAAGGATTCCAAGGGTACGGGATTCACCACTACCTCTAATGGCGGTCAGTTTGATTATTTCGGAGTACTGGTTGATACCAACCCAGACGCTCCTTCTGCGGCTGGTGATTGGACTAAATACGATTGGTCTTATGTTAAGGGTGCGACTGGTGCGACTGGTAACGGAATCAAGAGTACCGAGGTGACTTATCAGATTGGCAGTAGCGGTACTACTCCACCTAAAGATGGAGATGGCGTTTGGGATACTAAGGTTCCGAATATTACGGATGAGAAGCCGTATTTGTGGACACGTACCATATTCGTCTATACCAACGGAACAAGAAGTGACCCATCCTACTCCGTAGCTACGAGAGGAACAAAAGGTGCTCTGATGCGTGAGCATGACGGATTTGAATCGGGAAGTTACAAATATCTGTCTGGTTCGGGTGCAGAAGCATACGTTGATGTTGTATGTATTAACAGGAAGTGGTATCAGTGTACGAAAACTTATACGTCATCCTCGCCTAGCGTGACTGACGGACATTGGTCACTGATGAACAATTACACGTCAATAGCCACGCAGCTTCTCCTTGCCGAGAATGCTACCATCGATATGCTAGGAAGTAATCAGATTAATCTGTATAATCCGACGGGTGGTGCGATGTTCGGTTCGTTTAGAGTTGTTGATGATGATAATGATTACGCTCTTTGGCTCGGTGGTAAGGATGGGAAATCAGCTTCTTTCGCCGTAACACGTGGTGGCGCAATAAAGGCTACGGCTGGAACTATCGGCTCTTTCACGATAAGGGAGTTGCAAGGTGGTTACTACGACTTTTTTGCCAACTACAGAGGAGTTGCAGATTTTAGCGCACCATCGAGCATCTCTCTGAACTCGCAAGGCATACTCGCATCTACAGGAAGTCCTGGTAATGGAGCGCGGTTCTTCTTCGGAAATAGCGAGTTTACTAATGATGCTCCCTCTTGGGGTAACGGAGCTTTGCAAGTGTCTTTGAGTTTCCAATATGGAGCAGACACAAGTCAAACGGCTGCGAACATATCCGTCATGGGTAAATCGAGTAGCACCGCAACGGCTCTACAATTATCTGCAACAGGCGGCTTGAATAATCACGCAATCGCCATACGTGATGGAGATGTGGCAGGTCTTAGACCATCTTTCGTGAGGATTACATCAAACTACACTCTTACTGAGTATAATCACACGGTGGCGTGCGACAATACATCAGCAATAACGCTAACGCTGCCATCCTCCCCAAAACTTGGTCAATGCTACACGGTCATTCAGCAAGGAGGTAGGGTGACACTTTCAGCGAATATAAGTATCTATGATTCTCGTAATTTCAAAACTGCAACAACCTGGTATTCGGATACAAGAGGACAAGTAAGTTGGATATGGTACAATGGTGGTCAGTGGATTGTATGTTTTTCGACAAATTAAAATTAATTAGATTATGAAGATAAATTTAGAACATTTGGAAGTATTTGTGACACTCGATAAGAATCAGTGTCAGGTTGTTAACGCTCGCAAGCAGATTGCGAATATAATCTACTCGCAGGGAGCAGGTCTTGGATTGGCAGGACAGGCTCTTGCCGTGAAGATGTGGAACGGCAACGATGACACCGAGTACACCGATGACGAGGTGAAAATTATCAAGGAACTTGTTGAACGCACTACCGCTCCCTGCTTCATCGATGCAGTGAACAACGCTATCAGCAATGTGGTATCAGCAGATGAGAAAAAATAAGTAATAACATCATTTAAATACATAATATTATGGCTATAAAAACTAGAAAAATCAGCGATTGGCTGTCTGCTAACGGACAAGCCATCACCAATGCTTCAGCGGCTAGCATGAAGGCTTATCTGGAACAGAATCTCCGTTCCTTGCAGGATGGAGTGTACATCGGCAAGATTCAGAAAGAGACGTGGGGTTCTTACATGAGATGCGAAGCGTGGCAAACAACAAGTATCGGCATTAGCAAAGCCGATGCGGATGCTGTTGTTGTTCAGCACGGCAGCACACGTATTGGTATTGCCTTAACAGAGCCTAGTGCTACAATGAAATGGGGAAGCGTACAGAATGCTAGTTCTGTCGGATATCAGACATCAAGTGATTGGAGTCTCCTTGATGGTAAAACTAGAACAGCCGCTATTATGGCGAGCAGTTACTATAAGAATGATTCTCCTCAGACATACGCAGTCGCTTATTGTTACAGTTACTCGAAGTCACACACAGGTGACCCTGGAGGAGACGTAAGCATTCCTGCAAAGTCATGGTATCTTCCTGCTACAGGAGAACTCGAAATTATCCGTTCTCATTTCGAGACCATCAATCTTGCCTTGCAGCGTATCAAGAACGCGGGTAAGCAGAATGCTGATTTGCTCCAGCGGACGAGTTACTGGTCGAGTGTTGAGAGTTCGGGCACGAATGCGTGGAGTCTGGGGTTCCACTTTGGCAATCGGAGCTTCAACGGTAAGGTTGACCATTCTTTTCGGGTTCGTCCTGTTACAGCATTTTAACCATTTTATCTCTTCACCTCTTTATCTCTTTCCGACCGCAGGTCGGGCAAGCAAGATTGGGAGGTGAGGAATTACGGACACATAAATAATAACAATATCACGAATAATTAGTGGCAATAAGCTAGAATATCTATGGCATTAGCGAAGGATTTACAGATATACAAGGATACTTTCGAGTTAGTCGATAAACTCACGGCTATGAAGGTTGGTTTTCCGAGAATGTATCGTTACGATTTAGGCGAGAAAATGACAAGCGTTGCTCTTGAACTTTTTGAGTACATTCAGTTAGCGAATATGTATGCCGATAACCGACATCAATACATGATGGGATTCCGAGTGAAATTCGAACTCCTTAAAACTATCCTTCGCCTTTGCTTCAAGAGAAAGCTATTCTCAGAGAAGCAAGCGGCTGATATTTGCAGACTAACAACCGTCATCGGTAGGCAGGCTACAGCTTGGGGAAATTCTAAGAAAGGTTAGTCCTGCTTAGAATAAAGCTAGAGTATAATTAGGTTAAGGCTTATTATAGAATGTGATTCTCCATAAATAATGGTCTCGCTGCTGTCAAGTCGCATCATCATTTGTTCGGTGTAGCGAAGCAGCTAAGATGTATAATAGAGAGCGAGAAAATAGCGGACGAATTACTGGTCGAGTGTTGAGAGTTCGGGCACGAATGCGTGGAGTCTGAATTTCGACTATGGCAATCGGAGCTACAACGGTAAGGTTGACAATTCGATTCGGGTTCGTCCTGTTACAGCACTAGTTAGGAGAGTTAGGGAGATAATAGTAATGGTAAAGGCAGAATATATTATAGCAGCCTACGAAGACTGCCGTAAAGGTAAGGCATCATCACCAGATGCAATAAGGTTTGAAACATATCTGTTCGAGAATATAACGGACTTGGTTGAAAGGATAAACTCAAGGACTTACGAGCCAATGCCATCCATTACCTTTGTTGTCTCCCGACCTGTCTATCGAGAGGTTTTTGCTGCTAATTTTCGTGATAGAGTTATTCTTCATTATATTGCCCTACGATTAGAACCGCTATTCGAAGGAGTTTTTAGCGATAGAACATATAATTGTCGCTGCGGCAAGGGTCAGCTCTATGGAGTAAGGCAGCTTGCGGCAGATATCAAAGAATGCTCTGAGAACTTCACCAAGCCCTGTTGGTATCTGAAATGCGATATGAAAGGGTTCTTTATGAGCATTCCTAGAGAAGAGCTTGCAGACAAAGTGGATGCGTTCATTTTAGATAATTACAAAGGAGATGATATAGAAGACCTGCGCTATTTGTCTCGTGTTACGATAATGAATGACCCGACAAAGAACTGCATCAAACGCTCGTCTGAGGAAACTATGGCAAAAGTTCCACTGGGTAAAACGTTACGAGGAGCAAAGAAGAACCACGGTCTCCCTATCGGCAACCTTACGAGTCAGCACGATGCCAACTTCTGGCTCAATGATTTTGATTGGATGCTTGAGATAATTCTGCATATCTATTACCATGGCAGGTACGTGGATGATTTCTTCTTGATTCATCAAGATAAACGGGTGTTGTTAGCTTCTATCCCTAAGATAAGGGAATATCTTGCCAATATAGGCGTTACCTTGCATCCGAGGAAAATAGAACTGCAATCCGTATATAGGGGTATTAAGTTTACGGGTATGGTTGTGAAGCGTGATAGAATTTACGCTAGCAATCGTATGGTAAGCAACTTTAAACAACTGGTGCATTACATGAATACACTGCCCGATAACTACACAATAGAGGATTTGCAGCACTATGTTTGCTCCATCAATAGTTATTTAGGGCTAATGAAGCATTGTGACAGCTATGATATCAGAAAGAGCATTATGCTGGAAATGGATTTAAGATTCTATAAACACCTTTATATTAAAGGACATTATGAATGTGTCTGTATCAAGAATAAATACAAGAGAGATATAATTAATCGAAAGAAGCTAAAGAAACGTAATAGCAAGGATTTCGATTTTCTAATGGATAATTACTATGAATCAGATAAAAAGAAGAACGCTAGAGAGAATCCCGACCGAGAAGGAAATCAGTCTGCTTCTCGATGAAGGGGATGTGGTTGAGGTTTATATGAGAGACGGAGAAGTTGTTATGGAGACGGAAGAAGCACCATAACGCTTACTTGGCATTATGGTGCTTTTTGTTATTAACACATACTTAACTTGCTTAGATGAGCACCTTCCAGTGAGTACATCTCATTACCCATCGGCAAACCATATATCTTATTCCCTATAAAACGGCAACCCTTCGTTGTAGTTATCATCCTCTCAAAATCAGCCGTTGTCATCAGTGCAGCTTGGATGATAGCATCCATTCTGGAAATCTCCCTTGTGTAATAGAAGACAACCCCTATCACCTCGCCCTTCTCTATCCGCTTATACAACTCATAAGCTTCAGTGCCCTCATTTGGCTTCCATACATACTTGACATCAACAAGCCACACGGCGACATCACCCTTCGTCCCGTTTTTATCCACGGCTACACCCCTATAAGTATCGAATCTCTTTATATCCATAATCTCAGTATTTTATATATCGCAAAGATACGGAAAATTATCCATAAATTCCTTTCAGATTGTTACTTTTTATAAAGTTTAACACAAAAATCAACTGAAAATCAACCACTTCTGTTAGAAAAATGCGTATCTTTGCGGAAGAAACTTTAAAAATCAACGAACAATAGTCTAAAAAATAAGCTTATGAATAAAGAAGATGAAGACAACCTGTTAAGATGGTTGAAAGACAAAGATGTCAGCGAGGTGATGTCCTTGCTGATGAAGCACGGAAATCGGTATAGCAGAAGGATTCTGAAATTCTTTCGCTGGTTCTGCAAGTATGTACCCATCACCATCATGTTATTCCACGCATATGGAATGTGGGATTTTTCACAGCACCCTCGTGAAATGTTCATAACAAACAATGAGAATTTTCCCTGCTATTTATTTATCTACTTTATGGTGTATATCTTGCCGATGGTTTTGATATTAGCAAGCCGATTCTTCTACCTATGTTGGAGATATAGAATACCATTCTTTTATTTCTTTGGTGTGAACGCTGCTCACATCGTTGAATGGAGCTGGTACACAACTAATGATATGATAGATTCCTGCTTTACCGTAATGATAGTAACGGCAATGTTTTATCTATATGGATTTGCAGATATGTTTATTAGCAGAACCAAGTTAGGACGTAAAATCTGTGCGTGATATGGGAAAGATACTAAATTATAAGTTGCTCGGCACGGCTTTAAAGTCGCTGAGTGATGCTTGCTTTAAGGCTGATGAGCAGCAGCGAAATGGCGAGAAGGTCACCGCTTGCGGAATGAGCGATGATGACCTGGATAGATTGTGCGACATTATCCCCGATATGCTCAATCCTATGATGAGCACGGAGGAGGTCAAGGAGAAACTGCACGTTTCTGATGCTACATTAAATCGAATGGTGGCAAGGGGTGAAATCCCGAACGGCGAGTGTAAGAAGCGTGGGCACACGCGATATTGGAAGAAGTGGGATATTCTGCACTTCATTAAAAAGAAAAGAAAATAATAGTTGAACATGTAAGTGTTCCTTACAAGTTGAGTTAGAGAGGTAAGTGATTGCCTCTCTTTTTTTATTATTTATGATATTACCTCATATCACCTTAAATCATTGACAATCAACCACTAAAAGAAAGTGTGATAGAGTTATATTTGCTCTCCCCTATTCTTTGTACCTTTGCATCCGTAATCGATTACATAGTGTTAGTTAATTTAAGGATAACTTAAAAAGATTGTATCATGGAAATGACAGATGCAAAAGTAGTAGAGAAGAAAATCTACGAAGAGGGAAAGAAGCACGATGATTATGCTTCTAAGGCAACAGGCAACGCTGGTCTTACCCTTGGTATCATCGGCACAGCACTCGGTGCTGGTGCTTGGTTGCTTGGCGGTAACAACCGCAGTGTGTTTGGTTCACTCGGTGGCAGCAATATGCCTGAGAACGTGAACATCAACGCCTATGGGGCTAACGCAAGTTCAAATCAGCCAACTGCCTTGCAGGTAATGGAGAAGGAATGCGATGATGAGGTGAAGTTGCTTACCTACATGTTCGGTATGAAGCTCGACACCGCTAACAAGTTCTATGCTATGCGCGAGACAGACATCGCTGAGAAGTTCTCTATGTATAAGGGTGCTAACGATGCTATCAACGCCGAGAACCGCCGTGCAATGCAGGCTGAGTTCGGTCTTTACAAGTCTCAGGTTGATGCTGATTTCGGCTTGTACAAGAATCAGAGAGACCAGTACGATGCGTTGCAAGCAAAGTATAGCGACCTCGATAAGAAGGTAGCCGTTATGGAGGCTCTTACCCCTTACAAGGAGAAGCTGATGATGGCTTACGTTAACGAGAAGTGCTGCCGCAAGATTGATGGTCAGCTTGTGCTCCCATCTACACCAGTAGTTACTGGTTACGGCAGCTATGGCTGTAATTGCACTGCTCCTTCCACTCCCACTACAGGAGCGTAACAGAGCAAGAAAGTCCGTAAAAAAGACTAAGAAAAAATGAGTTGGTGAGGGGTGTTTGCCCTCGTTGGTGGATGCCCTCTCACCTCTCTATAATATATCACCAACTTAAAGATATTGATTGTTATGATGAATTTTGGAAACAGCCCATTATTGGATATGGGCACAAGTCAGCAACAGCCGCCAATGATGGATGCCGAGCTACAGAAGATGTACGAAGCAATACAGCAGAAGCGAGCATCTATCAATATGCAAGCGCAGCAATCCGCCACCCCACTTTGGGATGAGATTGATAAGATTGAGGATAATCTTACAGGCGCACAACGTCAGTACTTGATGCAGAATCAAGAATATGTCAATAGCTTGCAATATGTGTCTAAGCTAGTGCAAGACGAGGAATTGCGCATCATACGCCCTCGCATTGAGAGTACTCAACAAGGGCAAGAGGCATTGAAGAAACATCTGTCTTTAATGCAAAGATTGAGAAAAGAAGTAGCGCAAGCAGAGGAACAAAAAACTGCTATGCTCAACGACTATATGACAAATCATAGTGACAAAACTTGGCAAGAATACCTTATATGGTACAACAAGACAAAGAAAGGAGAAACTAAGAAATGAACGTAACAGAACTGAAAGAGAAACTGCTTACATCGCTTGATTTGTGGGCAGATGCTAGAATAAGTGATATGGTGAAGGAGAACCCTGCATTGGCTATCCCTTCCGTGTATATGAAGCGAGCTTCACACAACATCATCGCAAAGCACAAGGATAGTTGGGGCAAGAGCATTGACAACGCTACCCTATTCATCGCCGATGAAGACGGAAACATTGATGCCGATACCATATTCTCAGACCTCATGCAGATGCTAGAGAATATAAGCAACTATGAGTTTGACCTTGGTTTTATCAAAGGTCGCATTGATGGCGGTACTTTGTCTATTGATTTGCCTGATAATATTATAACGACAATATTGTTCGGCAGCAAGAAGAGTATCAGCTTTACAAAAACTGACTTTGAGGAGTTGAAAAGTCTGATAACAGCAGAATAATCACATATATAAATACAAGACAATATGGAAGCAAAAGAGATTATGAGTAAGTTCGATGAGCTGTATGGAATGATGGCATCATCAGCAAACGTGAAGTATATGCACGTATTCGGCAACACAATGCGTTGCATGATGAAGGATATGGCAGCAAAGCACCCAGAGTTGGCGCAAGAGTATCTTGATAAGCTTTGCGCAATAAAGTGGAAGAACTATCTCACCAAGAAGGAGGCATCTGAGATTGTAAACGGTATGAATCCGCCTGCCACTTGGGATATGCAGACGTGGCTCAACGCAATGAATAGCCTCGGACTTGCGACAGAGGAGAAGCCTTACTACAACGATTATGCTTTGTATGTTGCCATGAATCAGGTTGTAAGCGACCACGGATGTACCATCGCAAAGATACTCGGCAAGGAAGACGTGAAGGATATTGGTACAGAACATCTGGTTAAGTATGCCAACCACCTTGCACTCGATTTATTGAAAGACAAGGATGGTGTGTACGACATCAGAGAGTATTTCCTGAAGTAACATCAAAAATATACGGTTATGAAAAAGGTATTCGAAGACATTATAGCTAGCAATGACATGCAGGCTATCAAGAACTGTGTTACGATCATGGCAGATTGTTGCGAAGTTGGAATGAATGACAGCGTAATGCTTGATATGATGAAGCAGGTCAAGGGAGAGATTGGTGCGTGTCATTATGACGAAGAAATGGCAGATATGCACCTTTGTCTCATTGAGCAGCTTCACACTAAAGACGTTGCCAAGGATTATTGGCACGAGGTCAAGAGTGACAAGATTAATCTTGAAGACTGGTGCGTCCTCTGGGGTGAAATGGTAAAACGCAACGCTGGAAAGATTAAAAAGTGGTTCCCGAAAATCAACACGCTTGATTTCGAGAGAAAGATTTTCGACGAATGCGTTTCTTTCCTGGGAAACGGCGGAATGCCATATTATGATCTGAATATCTGATTTTTTCGTTATTCTGAATGAAGTTTCGGTTTTTTTTTGCTATCTTTGCATCAAAAGACCGAAACTTTATTTTTATTAATTATTCAGGATAACAGATTATGACAGAGATTGTATTGAATTTTTTGCATGAGCACTTATATCTTCATGCGTTCGTGATTTTCATCTGCTTCATGGCTATCATAGTCTCAATGTTGATAGACTTGATAGCAGGTGTGCAGAAAGCCAAGGAACTCGGGATAGCAAGAACGAGCACTGGCTTCAAGAAGTCGTGCGACAAGGCACGAAAGTATTTCACTCCCTTTGGCGTAGCGGTGTGCATCGACATCGTTACGTGCATCATTTCACCTATTCCGATTTTCTCTATGATATGGACTATATGGGTAGGCTTCTGTGAGTTCAAAAGCGTCAGAGAAAAGGCTTGGGAGAAAGAAGATATACGCAAGCAGGACAGGACTATGCAGGTGATACTAGAGAATAAGGATGATATTGCGAAGGCTATTGCGGAAATACTGAAAAAAGATAAAGTATAATGTATTTTTATGCAATATATTTGTATATATGCAACATTTTTCGTATATTTGCATTGGGATAGGTTGGAGTAGCTACCAACTGATAAGGCTAACTCAGTGGGCTTTCCCTTTTAACTTTCAATCACTGGGATAACTTATAAATTTCACTGAGAATGGATAGTAATGTTGAAATTTGGAAAGACGTTAAGGGGTACGAAGGATTGTATCAGGTTAGTAATTTGGGTAGAATAAAATCCTTACAAAGAAATGGAACGGTTGGATGCGACAAGATAATAACGCCAAACGGATGCGGAAGATATGCAAGGATTGGACTTAGAAATAAAAAACGAGTTCATTTTTTGGTACATCGTCTCGTTGCGTCGGCATTTATACCTAACCCAAATAACTTCCCGCAAGTTGACCATATAAATGGTAATAGATATGACAATAGAGTAGAAAACCTACGATGGGTCACTGCAAAACAGAATATAAACAATCCTACAACTTTAAAGAAACACAACGATAAAATGATAGGATTAAGGATTAATGATAGATGCAAGAAAGTCCAACAGTTTTCTATAGATGGGAAACCTATTTGTGTTTTCAATTCAATAAAAGAAGCACAAAGAAAAACAGGAATTGAAAAGGCGAACATATCAGCAGCCGCAAGGCATAAAACAAGACGGGTAGGAGACCATTATGCAACTATTAGAACAGCTGGAGGATTTATTTGGAAGTTTATTTAATTTTATATTGTAAATATGGCAGATTATAGAAAATTAAAACCTTTTATCTTGCGCTGGGAGGGAGGATATGTCAACGACCAAGCAGATTTAGGGAAACAAACAAATATGGGTGTGACTCTCGCTACGTACCGCTCAGTGTTCGGCAGCAAGAAGACCGCAAAAGACCTGAAGCGTATGACCAGGGTGCAATGGGGCATCATATTCAAGAAGTTCTACTGGGATAAGTGGGAGGCTGACAATATCAAGGATCAGAATGTAGCAAACATCCTCGTGGATTGGCTTTGGTGCAGTGGTTCTTATGGTATCAAGATTCCTCAGAGAGTTCTTGGCGTTGATGTGGATGGTATTGTCGGGCAGAAGACTATCGCAGCTGTCAACGCAAGAGATGGCCGGGAACTGTTTGATACCATCAAGCAGGAACGGAAGGATTTTATTGAACGTATCTGTCAGACAAGACCACAGAACAGAAAGTTCAAGAATGGTTGGCTGAACAGAATTAATTCGCTTGCTTATGAAACTGATTGATAAGATAACAAGGGTTGTAATTGCCATTGCAGTAGCAATGCTGATTCTATCAATGTTCTGTAGATGTAAGGCGAAAGAGCGTGTGATAGAAAAACAGACATACATCACGGATAAACGTAACGAGGCTAAGTGGGATTCGCTCTTTAACGCAAGGCTTATTAAGGAACTGGAATCACATAAAGTATCTCACAAGGAATCGGTGAAGTCTACAACGAAAGAGAAGACTCATATAAGGGATAGTACAGCTTCGAAATACGATGCGAACGGAAACAAAGTCGGCGAAGACAGATTTCACTACGAATTTCACGAGATATCACAGGAAGATGTACAGATACTGAGAGATAGTATTTCGAGCCTTAAGGAATACAAGGATAGTACTGCGATATATCATAGCAAGTGTGACTCCTTAATCTCAGTGATAAGTAAAATATCGAAAGATAAAGTATATGTCGAGAGACAACTATCAAAGGCCGATAAAGCTTTCTTGAATATAGGTAAGATTGCTTCAGTTTGTCTTTTTATAGGCATTCTCGCATTTTTAGGTTGGATATGCTGGAAGTTAAAGCTACACAAACGTTCTTAGTTTTTTTAATGTTTTTATTTGGTTATTAGTTGATTTACAAACAAAAAGGGGTGACCTCACGCGATGTGTAGCCACCCCTAAACATATAGATAATGCACAGAAATTCAATCTTCTTCAGCTTGCAGGAACTTAATACTATACTCCGTTTCGTAGTGTTTCTTCTGTTCGTCGGTCAGCATTCTTGTTTTACTATCAAAGAACAGGGTAAGCAGCTCTCCATAATCCTTGTCGTAAAAGTAGTTGTACTTTCGGCAAAGATAATTTCTAGCATTCATACACTTGCCGGGAACAGTCTTAAACTTACGCTTTGTCTTCTGTGGCAAACCGCTGGCAGCTCTCAGCTTATCAACGGCAAGAACCTTTCTCAGTGTTTCCTGTCTCTTTCTGTTAGCCTCATCGGTACGTGTACGAGCAGCACTCTCCTTCTGTATTCGTTTTGTGGTCTCATCTGTATGCTTGATCCCAAGCCTCCTCGCCAGGCTGTTGACCGATGCCTTTGTTATACCGAGAATCTTCCCTACCTCTGTGGCAGAAAGATCTGGATAGAGATTACGAATAGCCTGATTCCTCACCTCCTTCGTTTCCCTCTTCCTTTGAATAAAGGAGTCCCCATGCAGCTTATGTAGCCACCAGTAGATAGTCTGTATGGTGCATCCGAATGACTTCGCCAATTTGCTTGGCGACTCACACGGATGTTCCTTTATGTAATTTTTCTGTTCGTCTGTAAGTACGTTCATAGGCTATCTAAAATCACCATTACCATCTATTTTGCCTCTATCCTTTCGAGACGCAAGCTTGTCAAGATTTTCCTGGCAGATAGAATTTGCATTCCATCCAAATACCGAACAGATTCCGTTCAGTTGCCAGAAGCAATCTCCAATCTCGGCACGAATTGCCTTGATCTCCTCTTCCGTTACGTCCTCGTGAACAACAAGCTTACTATTCTCGATATGAGCCTTTCCCTTTCGGATAAGCTTACCGATCTTTGAAGTAAACTCTCCAAGTTCACCCATAAGATTAAGGGTCATGTAGCTAAAGTTCTCACAACTAGGCATGCAAGTAGTCATTGCAGCCTTCTGATACTCATTAAGAGTCAATTCTTTATTTTCCATTTAACAATACTCTGTTAATAATTACGTAATCGTTTGAAAATGAGCAAGTTGATTAACAA